CAGCAAAATCTTGACAGTGGTAGGACAGCACGCAGACGCAACTGCTAACTTTGCAGTGGTAAAAACCAGCGACCTCGTGCTTACTTTCGACATAGAAGCGACAACTGACGGTACCACCAACGACACGACTGGAGCAGAACTACTGCTAGTAGTGGTCTGAGGTGGTTTTTCGTGCCCCGCATGACCTACAAAGGACCCTTCTACGAGAGGAAGAGCCCGGACCCCAAAGTCCCGGCCTTCATTCGTGGGCAAACAAGGGAAGTCAGTCAGGAATGGCTAGATGAGCACCGTAGGAAAATCAGTGACGCAGTGTTTCTGATTGAGGGAGACGAAGGAGTCCAAATCGACTTGGACGGAGACGGATTGCCAGATGAGGGTTGGACTAGAGCCAACATAATCAAATGGCTAGAGGATAACGGAAGCAGCGTGGGTGGAGGATACAAAACCAAGACCAAACTATTGGGTCTGGTTGACATGGTCCTCAACCCACCTGCACCCGTAGTCGCACCGGAGCCTGTAGTAGAAGAGGCCCCAGTAGAAGAACCAGTCGAGGAGACAACACAGGAGGAATAAATAGATGGCATTTGAAAGCACAATAGACACACGACCACACACAATCGGTAACCTACTAATGGTTACTGGAACCTTCACCAATGGCGGAAGCGATGCAGGAGGCAGCATTGACCTATCTGGTCTACTAGCCGACATAGTTGCATGCAACGCGGTTGCAGGAAGCGGTACCGCTGGAACTGGAGCAGGAGTCGACGGAGTGTTCGCACTCATCAACGGCACTACCCTAGTCATCCAGAACGTAAATGGGCAAGACGGCACATGGTTCGCTATGGGACACCGCAGTTAAGGCGGTGACCTAAATGGCTAACCTAACACCGAAATACAAAGTCGTTGGACCCTTCTCACCGAAGGAGTTCACTGACACGTCCACATTATCAACGACCATAGCAACTGCTGTTGGTACGTTGAGTGATGCGTCAAGCACTACTAGCCTGATAGCGTCGGACCCGTTTACGGTTTTGGGTAATGTCTACATACTGGTGACATACGTTTGATGGTGAGGGGTATGAATGGGTTTCGAATTGAGAGAACTTGATATCGAAGACATATCCCGCGCTCAAAAACAATCAGTACGCTCAGACATAAAGTACGACGATGGAGTGGTTGGGGACAACCCCAACCCTCTCAAGGGCACTGTAAGTAAGCAAAACAAGCGCGTCAAGGACGTTGCGGACATATTGAACATAGGTTCTGGAACTAGGTGCAAGCATTGTGGTTTCCTCCACTTCATGTGGAGAGAGACCTGCGGTGCGTGTAGCAGACCAATGGAGTATAACTTAGCAACTAGAGATGAGGAGGCAAGGCTCTAATGCCACAGGTTTTCAGTCCCGGTGAGCCTGAGACAAGACCCCTTGACCCTGATGCCCTTGTCTACACCACACCACAGAAGGTCGCTGACCTGTTGGAGATAGGCCCTCAAGAAGCAGTGGCAATGGCAGCAGACGCTGGTAGTACAGGGGTTTTCGTTACTGGAACTGACTTCCGTAACATCGGATTCGCAGTAGGAGACACGATTCTGATATACAGTGACGCTGACCCTCTGGGCATAGAGAGGGTAATCACTGCAATAACCTCTAACATCAACGGAGTCAGACTCGGGTTTGCAGATTCAATAACGGACACTGACTACCAGACTGCTGACAATCCATTCGTGCAGAACAAAGCCTCATTCACAAACGGAAGCACTAGAGGCATAACACACGACAAGGTGAAGCAACTCATCCTGCGTGCACAAGACAGGATAGACAACACGACTCACAACTCATGGAGACCAAACCTCGTCTCCGCCGAGTACATCAACTTCGATACCTACAAACCATATAGACGAAGGTACTACACGGATTACGTCGGTACAGCCCCTCTCTTGTTCAGGAACATCCAACAACTACTACGTATAGAACTATGGCAAGGTGATGATTACAGGGAGATTGGTGCCGCTGAGGCTCGTATCAAGATACCAGACGACCCACGCTCACTATCTGGCTCAATTGTCCTATCGCCCGGAAATGGTGCTGCTGCTACGCTTACTATAGGCACAGGTAGTGGTCAGTGGAGAGCAGACTTCGATAAGATAACCACAGCGCAGAATCTCGCTGACCTCATCAACAAGGAGGACAGGGTGAGCAAAGCAGCAGTGGACTTCAGTCCAGCCTTCACCTTAGAGGGTAGCACGTCAAACGTCGGTGTCCATAACGAGTTCCTAGCCACTGCTAACGCTGACTATGGTAGCGGCCAAATCAAGATTTCTAGCATGAGGTCCACACAGGCTGGTGAGACCTGTAGCATAGTTGTAACAGACAGCAGTATTGAATTGGACCAAGTACAAACAAGAACCGCAACTGTCAGCAATGCCACAACGACTGTCCTAACTGTTGACTCAACATCTGGATTTGTTTCTGCTGGTGTTCTATCCGTTGGTGATACGGCCATTAGATACACAGGTAAGACAGCCACGACATTCACTGGGTGCGCTTCCGTTGTAGGCTCCTCCGTGGACGATTTGAATGGGCTCACTGTAACGCAAAACATACTACAGGTTGACTTGCAAGGTGGTAGTTCCAGCGGTGATAGGGCGAGGCTGAGGGACTACTGGGTAGACCATGAGATGGGCATAGTATACTTCAACAACTCATACCCATTCTTCGAGTGGAATGCAATCAAGGTTGCATACATCTACGGTGAGCGATACGTCGAGAAGGCAATAGAGGACGTGTGCACCAAGATGGTGGCCATTGAGTTACTGCTAAGCGATGACAGAAGCGTACTCATACCAGAGGGAACGCAGAACGTTGACCTCTCATCCAAGATACAACTATACAGACAGGACATCGATAGGACTCTACCTAGATACATAGAGGTGATTTCCTTTGAGTAAGGAAATGGAGAGACTTGTCTATGCCGAGTGGAAGAAGACACTCGATGCTGCACTAGGCAGTGGTGATGTCCAGCAAGAAATACAGAAAGCAGTGACAGAGGGCTCTGACTACAGGGAGGCCGTAGAGAGAACCGAGAGGGGTCTTGATGGTGATGACTTATCGTTCGAGGATGAGGCCCTATTGCAGGACAGGGTCAACCGAAGAATGATGACTGAATCTCCCATACTAATTGAGTATAAACTAAGAAACGAGGGAGGCGTCATTCTCCCTGACCACGACGCCTATGACCGACAGAGGAAGAAGAAAGAGTTCATGGAGTTCTAATTATGGTAGCGACGTTCAAAGAGGGCATTGATGCTGTGGTTGATGTGCTCAGTGATAACTGGAGCAGGGGCAACACTGACAACTACAAGCCCGTTATCATTGATATAGCCGAGACCGGACCTGAGAGAGGCAAGCGTCTGGACTTGGATAAGACTGACTTCTTACTCGTCTTTGAGACAGCGCACAACGAGGAGACCCCTGAGTTGCTGTATGACTTCGTGACGACTAGGATAAACATCACCGTAGACATGCGAACCATGAGGAGTCGCACGCATTTTCAAAAGATGGAGAACGAGTTGAGAAGATGCATTCATCTGAACAGAAAAGGCGACGGTGTCAACTTTGACAGATTGGTGTACAAAACTCGCACGGATTTGTCAGATAGGAGCAAGAAACTGTTTAGAATGACCTTCCAGATAGAAGTTGTTATCTTTGCAGAGTTAATCCCATGAGGTGAGAGGAAGCCATGCCGTCGACAGTTTATCGTGGGGATTTGTCCGAAGTAACATTCGGGCACGAGTCTGCAATACGCTTGGAGCATAACTACGCAGGCTCCTTCAAGTTCACTGCCTCCTTCGAAACTGGCGCCAATGCCTCTAACGCACCGCATCAAGACTTGGTCAAAGACACCAGTGTAATCGTCCTCAGCGGCGGTGCCGCAAATACACCAGTAAACAGCGGTATACTTGAGTTTCCAAACGGCATGTTGGTTGGTAGCAAAGTTATTTTCTCGATAGCATCCGGAAGTTCCAACTTCTCACAGGACGATGACTACGGCAACAGCGGCAGAATGTTCACAATCATCAAGCAGGAAGTTGCCAATGACGCTAACAATGACAATGACGGTAAGACTGAGATTACTATAACACCAGCGTTGAAAACTGACCATAGCGCTGCTGACAAGGACTCTGAGTCGAACGATGTAATGACCATCCTACCATTCGCAACGCCCAATATCGACGTTGACATGGCTCATGATGATGCTGCTAATGCATCTGCTGAGAGTGTCTTGACGGACCAATTCGTTGGACTGGTGAGCACAGTCTCTCTTCCTGAGACCAAAGTTGACCTGAAGAGGTATCACGTAGTGGGTCTCGGTCGTGATGTGGCAGTGCAGGTCCCCGGTAGGTTCACCAACGTGGGTGGCTCATTCGATTGCAACATACACAACGGTAGGTGGTTCTACTACTGCTTAGGACAAGAAGTCGTAAACGCAGACAATGTGAGGCAACAGGGCCACGCGAGTGATACGTATCAACTAGCAGCAGCAACCGAGGCTGGGACGTCATTCATCACCTTCGACAGCAGTGGTAGTACCAATCCCAGAATACCAGCGGACGGTGGTAGTGGCGCTGACCTGAAAGTAGGAGACTACATCTTCATCGATGGTGCTAGTGACACGGTCGACAGAGTCGATGTGCAGACCTACAGGGACACTGGTGTCGGTGGGGACCTAGCGGCGGATGCGTGGCCTAACGTCAACGCCACTCAGATAATTGACAAAGCAATCAAGGAGGAGGTCAGAAGGATAGTGGCGATAAGCATGTCCGGTGGTGATGCAAAGGTCTGGTTGGATGACCCTCTTCACTACGCATATGACAACAATGCCAGAGTTTACTTCGCTAGATACCAGACAGACTCAAGCAATGGTAGTCCACACAGAAACAAAACCACTGGTGCCTTGTCCAATCCCGTCAATCACCTATTCTTCTCACGCACCACTGTCCCCTCATTTGCGATGGAAGTTAGCGTTAGAAGAAGGGACACAGACAGCAATGCTGGTACATTTGACGGTGGTACTACAGATTCCAAGCAGTTAACTCGTGTATTCAGGGGTTGTAAGGTCAAGGACTTCTCCCTGAACGCTGACACAGACGCTGCGTTACGCATGACTGTGAATTTCGACTCAGCACTGTGCTATACAGACACAGGTAGGTTGGAGTCGACTAACCCCGGTGACAGGTACAACACACACAGGCTCTTCGAAGACACTGCTAACACTGAGGTGAAGAGAAAGCAATCAGGCATAGAGAAGGGCACACAGAAGCCATTCATGTTCTACAACGGCAACATAAGCATGCTAGGCACTCAACTAGGACAAGTGGTGTCGTTCACTCTAAACGGTAGGACCGGAGTTCAGCAGTACTACACGATTGGTGCTGCCAACATAGGCAACGCTGCCACTGACCAAGTCCCATTTGCGGGGACACGTAACCCCACCTTGGCGGTTGAGGGTAAGACCGAGTATGACTTGGAGATGGAGATAATCGTAGACGACCCCCTATTCTATCATAACATGCGAAGAGCAGTTGAGAACTTCGATGATACTGATGAGGCAGCACAGACAGACTCCGACATGATACGCCTCTCATTCAATAAGGTCGTATCCAGCGGAACGGCAGAAAGCATTGACATACTCATTGATGACTACTACATTGTAGAGGCGCCTCTACCGATACCAGAGGACAAAGGCCCTCTAAGAGCAAAGTTGAAGATACTACCAAAGGCAATAAAGGTCATCGCAACAGATACCATCATCCATGCCTGAGGGATACCATGCTACAACCAAAACCGGTAAAGAGAGTTCAATACTACAGCAGGCATCCGCACAGCAAGTACGTCGATTGGTTGTTGGACATCAACGGGATTACCGTCTACAAACAGGAATGGCACGACAGTCTGCTCAATCAGTCTAGCAGAAGTTCAGTCGATGACATAGTGATGGAGAGGATAAGGAACCGCCACATAGAGGAGGTTGTGGATGATGCTCCCTCTTGGGTCGGTGCTGCCTTCGATGTCCTGAGGGACAAAGTATCAGATGTGGCAGAGGCCATAGAGGAGATGTTTGAAGAGGAGGTTATAGAGGAAGTTGATGATGGTGTCCAACCCGAACAGGAAGCAGAGGTTGAGGATACTGAAGAGAGAGTCGAGGAGATTGAGGAAGAGGAGGAGGAAGCAGAGATTGTGGAGGCTCCTCAAGAGGTTGTCGTTGAAGAGACTGTAATCGATGATAGGAACAATCCATTCGGGGGAGAGATAGACTACAACTCGTTCACCGTGCGTGAGTTACAGGCATTGTGCAAAGAGCGAGGAATAACCATTAGAGGCACTAAATCTGAGGTAGTGTTAAGACTCCGACACCATGACGCAGGTATAGTCGACCAACCGACCAAAGGCGAAACTGACGTCCCCTTGCAAGAGGCTACTGATGTAACGCCGGATGCCCCCTCGCAAGAGGCTGCAACCGAGGATGTGACACAACATGACGATAGTAGACAAGAATCACCTAATTACGAGGAAGAGTGAACAAAGGCACGAAATCAGTGCAGACCGCGATAACCCAGATATGAAGATGGAAGTCTGGGTAAGAGACATTACGTTTTTTGACGTTCAGAAAGCAGCCCAAAGCATGTTCTCCATGCAGGGCAATGATGTGTCTTTGAATCTAGATGGATACTGGCGTTACGCATTCTCAGAGTGGGTCGTTAGAACAAACCCCGACCTAACTGTGGACGACATGATGAACCTGAATGCATACGTCGGTCAACAGATAGCATCACTACTACCTAAGCCAGATGAGTTGGCGGAGGCAATGCAAGGGGGTTTTACGAAGGCGAACAGTTGAAAGTTCGGCAGTTTCTAAAGAAGAGAAGAATAGAATCTTCAGAAGATTTAGAGATGCAGATGCAACTGTTCGCCTATATCGTGGCGAAACATTACAGCATATCACTACACGAGGTCTACAACATGAGCGAGCCAATCTTCAGACAATCCCTATCTTGGGCTCTTGCAATCAATGAGGAGGAAAGGCTAGAGCAAAAGAAACAGAAGGTTTCAGAGAGCGATGACACTGTCGAGTTCGACTACACATTCCTTGAGATGGAGGAGGACTTCTAATGGCAGTTGGACTACAGTCTGCCTTACTCACTCTCAATGCTATGCAGGGTGTTCTACAAACGATTAGCGCAGGCATGAGCGTAATAGGTGGCGCAGCATCAAAAATAGGTCAAGCATTAGGCAAGGCATTTGCCTTTGCTAAGGACAAGGCAGTTGATGCGTTCGAATTCATAAAAGAAGCATTTGAGCCTTTGACCAACGCAATCGTATCAATATGGAACTCGGTGGTTATGCCGATATGGGACTTGATGAAGGAAGGGATGATGTTCTGGTTCAACCTCTTCACTGGTGAATGGGGTAAAGCGCTGGAAAATGCCAAGACAATATGGGACAGCACCTTCGGTAGACTTTGGGATGGTCTCAAAACAGGGGCGTCTATGGCGTTTGATGGCCTCAAGTCATTGTGGAGCAACGTCATGGACATGATGGGTAGGATATACGACGCAACTCTCGGCAAGGTGTTCGAGGGTTTGCAAAATGCTGCAAACGCTGTATTTGGTGCGATTGGTAGTGCATGGGACTCAATCACCGGCATGATGCAGACTATCTACGACAACACGCTCGGAAAGATATTCGATGCGATTGGTGGTGCTTTAAGCGGTATATTCGATTTCGGTAAAAGAGTCGTAGGTGGCATAGGTGATGCACTGGGCATCGGTGGTGGCGGTGGAGGCGGTAGCACTACCGTAGGCACAGCCGTGTCAGGCGGTGTGTCGTATAACTTCGAGATGACATTCAACCTTGGTGGTATCACCGACGCTACCGACAAGAGGGAGTTGGCTAGGGAGATTGGTGACTTGATACAACAAGAACTTGCACGCAGTGTTGGTGGGGGAACAATGAGTGGGAGGTATGGTTGATGGCAAAGGCCGTTCCCATCAGACTGGTTCAAGAGAATGGAAGGCTCATTGAGTTAGACGCTACTAGCATGGTTCTAAGCACGACAAGGAAAGTCGGTGGTGCGGCGTTACCATGGACTGGCAGCAGAAGAATAGGAATGGACTGGAACATAAACAAGGCCTTCATCAACATTCAGGGTGTAATCAGCGATGATAGGGACGGCACGCCAGAAGCAGCGCACTCTGCGACCATAGACTTCGGTCATCGAATAAATGACAGAAGCGGAACTCAAACCGCTGTGGCTGCCTCTTGGGCTTCGTCCACCAACTTAACAGCATTACTCGGTCGAAATCTCAGACTACAGTCCAAGACCGCATCACAGATTAGTGAATTCGATTTGATATCATTCACAAACACCGCTAGCGCTGGTGGTACTGCGTATTCATCCAATGGTGGCGCTGGTAGCACACCCACGGTGCTAGTGAACACCAGTGATGCGACACCTGAGCAGATTGCCACGGGTGTCGCCGCATACATCAACGCGCAACTCTCATCCAAGTACACCGCTACGGTCCCCACGAACGCTGGTAAGAAGGCAACCTCCAGTGGTGCGTTGTCTGATGCAAGCACGCTTGTGAGCATCACAATGGCCACTGCTGGACTCTCCACCAGTGCGATAATCATTACACCCGATTTTACCACAGAAACCGTTGCTGGTGCTTATTTCGTGCATCCCATAGTAGTGAAGTTCTCGGGTGGGTCTGACAGGACGATAAAATCAGCAGGTGACAAGGTACAGGACCTCTACGGTGTAATCAACAACAGTTCAAGAAGAAGCAAATTTGTCTCTCGATTTGCCGTGAGGGAGAGCAGGCAAATAGCCAGAGACAGAAACGACCTGAGGGACTACATCGTTGGTATACAGATACCATACAACTCCACGATAAAAGCAGAGAACGGTGAGTTGTATGTAGCGCGTAACTTCTTCATGCCCACTGGTTTCTACTACGGCAAAGAAAAGACATCGGAGGGCAATGACCATCCTGCAAGCGTCGAGATGGATTTGAAGGATGAGCGCAAGGGTATCCAAGGAGCGGTGCAGAAACTCGACATCACGTATGATGCTGGTGAGTCTGTGTACTCGTTCAACTTGATATTCGCGCCAATAGACAACATGATACTATCTTGATGGGGGAGAACTAGTGACAGTCATTACCCGTAAGAACCATGCGATGTTCTTCAACGGTATCACTGACAGCATCGTGGTGCCTGAGGGTGCCTTCTCCACGTTGGGTGAGAAAACAACCCAAGACACCTACGATGTCAGAAACATCCTCTCACCTGACGCTCCCCTCTCATACAGGTCAAAAGGGGCTACGTCCGGGGCTTTCAACGGGTATATCACAATCGAGGCGTGGGTCATACCGGACTGCGGTGGTACAATCATCGAGAAGGAGGGGCAGTTCAGGCTATCGCTAGGGAACGTAGACACACCCGGTCCTGCGGTGTTCGTAGCGCACCTCACAGGAGACCAAGGAGACACAACTGTCACACTAACCACGGCGAACGAGGAGTCCAACAGATACGAGGGAACTGTCTATCCCCACATAGAGTATCAAGGAGTACAGGACTCGTACAACAGATTCGTCAGTGGTAGTGATGATGCCACTGACTTGAACAGGAATCACAGACCACTTATTCACGTGGTAGCAGCAGTTAGACCATCAGCGGTGGAGTTGTATGTCAATGGGGCCATGGTGGCGTCAAAGTCAACAAAGGACAAGGGACTGACACTCAGGTCATCGTCTCACCGTACATTCATCGGTGGTGAGGGTGGTCGTTTCCGTGGCACTATGGAGGGTATACACCTCAGTGCTGCTTTCAGCCCAACCATGGTTGATGGCAATGGTCCCTACTTGGATGCTGAGACTCTGCTGTTGTATAGATTCGAAGAGCCAATATCACCAATAGAGGGTGTGTTTACATTCTCCTCGATAGCAAACAACAGCACCACCATGGATGGGGTTAGTGTTACAATCTCCCAAATCAGCATGTCCAGCACAGATGCCACAACGTTGGCAAAGAGTCTGACTGGTCTATCCACAGTCTCCGGTAACTACGTGTTTTCTAAGGACTCCACCGGTGTGCACAAATACTCTAGTGGTGACTACAAAGTTCTAGACTATCAGTCCGGCTCTCTATCCACACACGCTATCTCCCATACGCCCTACAACCTCCTAATCAACCCGGATGGGATTGACCCTGATACCAAAGCGCCTAACAGCAAACCACCTGAGAGAGTTAGGCTACACAGCATAAACGTCGATACAGGCAACCTACTTGTGTCCAGCATACACCTAGACTTCGCCTCTTCAACCAACGGCATGATACCTGCTTTACACACTAGGAGCACTGGAGTGGACAACCACTTCGTTGTAGTGAGTTCCGACCTTCTCCTAGACTCAGCGACTGGCAATCCCTACCAACCTCCACACTTCACATCTCAGATTATTGATAGGACAGGGCAGATGGTGATTGACGAGAGTGAGTTCCAGAATCATGGTTTCGTCTACTCATCCGCCATGGCCACCACATCCTCTGACTCCAACAACCCTTTTGCAGTCACTTGGCCGACAACGGTCGATGAGGCGTATCAGATAGGCCATAGTGGGAGACATACCAACAACCATGTCGAGGGCCATTGCTACCTGAGAATGCTACCAAAATCCTCTGAGGAGATAATAGACCAGAGGGCTGATGGGTCTGCTGATGTCATAGAAATCATCTATGACGAAGTGCAAACGGGCATACACAACAGAGTCTCGATGAATAGCGTTGTCGACGTGTATCGTGAGTTCGGTAACATGGAGGTTGTCAACGTAGTTGACTCCAGCACTGTGACTGTGGCATTCAACTCATACAACAACACCACTAGCCCGCCCGCTGGTAAAAGGAAACTCATAGCGATTGGTGGTCCTAACTTCGACTACACGCCCTTTGCCCTCAAGGGGCCCATACCACCCTTCCAAGTATACGATGCGGACGATGCGCAGACGCACATCAGCGACGACATACGCAAGTATCATGTCAAGCCATCAAAAGAAAGCAGGGTCGCTATACTACACGTACCGAGGCTTACGCAACTAACACCCACCCTAGCGCCTTTTGTTGAGATACACTACAACGCAATCGACCTAACTGGTGCGAGCATGAGTGGCACAGTACAACCCTTGCTCATGGTGGAGAAGACGGTTCCGTCCTCCGATACTCTAGTCTCTGGTAGTGAATATATCTATGACGCCATCATCAACTCAATCGCATCAGGGCATACGCTGTTCGCACCCGGCGGTTACATCGACGTGGATACAGAGGAGATAAACGTAGGCGATGAACTGCTATATGACCACAGCCTCGTAGGGGATACCTCAGAGGGCTTCTCCTCCGATGACGAGGTCGATGAGTCCCTCACACCAGCGAACTACACACCAAGGAACAACTCAGACTCCATACAGAACCAGACTCCCGGTGTCATACTTGAGTCAACCAGCACCACTGGTGACCATGACTCAGTGTTTCACAGGCTGTATTTGAATCAAGTCAAGAACACAAAAATTATGGCAGACAAGGGCAGTTACGATAGATTAGAGCCTGATGTGACGCCCAACAGCCCTGCTGCTGGTCAGTTTGACACAGGCACTGTGACCTCTGCGACCCCGATATACGAGATGTACGACATTATTGACAACTTCACAGTGACCGGCAACAACTCCGCTGACATGCGTATCATACTGCAACCGACTGATAGAAGACGCAGCATGCTCCTCTCTAATGTGAATATCAGCGGTGTCCTCAATCGTGTGTCTATACTCTACATGATGAGTCGTGCCAAGGTGAGGAGCATCGATGAGACTGTGGGTGAGCAAGGTGGTATCGAGGGCATCAGGTGCGTCGGTGTTGCAGACTCCATCGTATCAAGGAGAATAGACTTCACAGGGAAGGGGAGCCCAGACTCTCACATTGTCAAGGAGATAGAGCCCAATGCGCCTGTGGTCACGGTGAGTCTTGGTGGTCCGGGCCAAGGCGCCATGGACACCAGACCTGTGTACCAGAAGAGCATACTCGCTCATGAGTCCTATTCAACTCGCAGGTCCTACTCAGTGACAGCACACAAACTAGACGTCAACTGGAGCACTGGTGCAGCGACGCTACACGTCAAGCCCTTGAACAACGAGAGCACTGACCTAGCGTCTTGGGGTACATACGGCTTCCCTCGTTATGGTAGAATACACCTACCTGATGGGAGCAGTGCCAAGTACGACAGCAAGACTGGGTCAACGTTTGTCTTCAGCGCAGCCAGCGCGTCCACCTTGGACTTCCTGTCCAGTGATGGCACCTCGCACCTAGCAGTCGGTAAACTACTCAACGCTACTGGCTTCATGGTTGGGCCGACCAGTGGCACCTCCGTCACCATAAACGGCAACTTCACAGTGTTCAGTGAGGCGGACTTTGGAGATGAGTCCGACTTGGAAAACGGCACTACCTTGAATGATAGGATGCATCAGTCCCTAAACGATGTGCAACATGATTACCAGTTGGGCACTCAGTATGCAAGTACTAGGGCAATAGCGGAGATACCCCTTTTCTCTGAGCAGTTCTTCCACGACTCTGTTGGTCCCGGTAACGCCTTCAAGATACATGTTGACGCCACTCATACAGCGCACACGTACAATCCCAGTCCAGTCGGTAGGAGATTCAAGAGTGAGAATGAACTTGCAGACAGGGAGGCAAAATCAGCCTTCTCAATAGCGTTGCAGAACAGGGAATACCTAGACTCAACATTTGCAGTAAAATGGGACGCCGTCAACAAAAGGCTGTATGTGAACAACATAAACATCTTCCCAGACTCAACTACGAGCACTGCTACCTACAAAGGCGTGACCACTGCGTATCGCTATAGAAAGGTGCATCTTGCCAACGGTGAGTGGTCTTGGTACACAAGTGTCAATACAAGCGATGGGTACTTACAGTTGCTTGACGCTACGTATGGGCAGAGCCCAAACTTCTTCGAATCATTAGCAGTGGGCATTTCCGTTTTCATCAACGATGCAGGCATAGACAGTTCTCTGATACCAATCAGTTCCGATGAGTTCACACCGTCCTCCGACTTCGAAAACAGAGACGAATATTATCACGATGCTGCCAGCGTAAAGACACAGGGTGGAAATGTAGACTACGGCCTGCGACAATACGTCAGCGCTGTTGAGTTCAAGGCTGGTCCTGAGTCCAACCCACACGCACCTAGAGTGGATGTAAAACGTGCTACTGGTAAGGTGTTGACTGCAACTGTCACTAGACTCACAGGTGTGCCAGAACAGGCTGTCACAATCACCCTCAGTGAGGAGGACTTCGCAAAGTTCCCTGACTTGGGTTACGATACACTAGCGGAGGCACCCTCCTCCGTTGGAGACTTGGGATACGAAGTGCAATACGATGACAATGGCACGGTGTACAGTTACCAGTATCATGGTCACATCAAGACGATAAACAGCGTCGCAACGCCCAAGAACAGCATAACACTGGTCTTCCAAACATCCGGTGCTACGTATCCATTAGTCGATACTGGTGTACTAATCAATAGAACTGCACTTGGTGGTGGTTCCTATGCACAGGGCACAACGAGCGCCATGATTGTAGACGGCGTTGATGCAACTACAATATTCACCGTAGGCGACCTACTTTTCCATTCTAACGGCGATAGCGCTGGGGTGATAACAGCCGTGTCATCAACAGCAGTCACAGTGGGAGGGGGAACCACTAACGGGGCACTCAATGACAATGAGGAATTGAAAGCCGCGCAGGGATTCCCCGAAGGTGTCAAGATAACCCTGACAAGCAAACGCAGAAGCATACTCGGGACCTCAGTCACCACAGAGGTATCCGATGGCTCTCAGTATTACCGTGAGTTGAAGAACAGCCTGAACATTACCGATGTCACCGTTACTGCACAAAGCGCGGACTCATCATCACCGTTTGAGATAACCGTAGACGGTGCCAGTGGAAAGAACGTCAACGACCTGCACGGCATGAATGTCAAGAAAGACGACGTCCTCTATTACTTGGAAGACACTAGCACCGACAAGATACGAAGAATAGGAGTCGTTAGTGAAGTTGAGAGCGCTGATGCAAACGGCACCCAAATCATCAACATGACTGCCGCGACACCAGTAATACCGTCCAATGCGAAACTAGCAGTATGGATGGGTGACTACGAGGAAAAGGATGCCGTTCTCAATGCAACATGGCTCAATCCCTACTCAGCCGGTGGATTCCGTGACGGCGACACCGTGTGGGCCAATATGTCATACAACAACCCACACGCTGTCGAGGGGTTGTTTGCCAAGAGCAGAGGAGTCTACAACGAGTCACAGGTCTGGAACGCCTTCAATGGCGGTGCTGGTGAGTTGGATACCACTAACCCCAGAGACAGCATACCGCTTGAGAACTTCATGATTGGCAATACCTGTCTGGAGACAGCCAGAAACTATGTCCAACACGTCAACAGAACGGTCGAGGAGAACTACCTAGCGCTAGGCCTAACAGCATCACAAGCACCCACTGTGGCATTCATTGACCCCTATCTATCAAATGATGACCATGCGCGTGTGCTACTGTACGATGTGGCACATGACAGGGAATTCATCGCATTCCAAGACATACACATGCAGGTACAAACTAGTCCTGATGCCGTTCAGATAGGATGGCCCAAGGAAGTAGTTGAGGACGGTGGTAGCACAAGGAGCAGGCTACACAAGGTCAATGCAGTCTACAATGGAGCAGGCCCAAGCCCTTGGACCACACAGATAGACGTTACCAACGGATTCCTGTCACAGAACCCATACATACGAAGCACACAGCAATCCAAGTTCATAGAGAGCGCATACGCCCACGACCTGTCTAATCGACATACTGAGGACTTGTTGGACTCTACCACATTTGATAATCAGAGTGTCGACTTCCCAACCGATGGTAGAAGCATAACAGGCGCTAGGTTGTACGGAAAGTCACACGGACACTACGTCCACACTGGATACTCCTACGGGGGTGCAGTCGATGGACTCAGAAACGGGTACAGCCTGACACCTAGAACGAACGATAGTGTAACGCTTCACAAAATTGCTGACCCGCTACATGACTTTACCAGAATACCAGTGGACGCTGTGGACTCCTATACTGACTCCCTAATAGACCTGAGAAAGGGCACTAGCAACTGCACTTTCAGAGACCCTGCTACTTTCTTCGACACCCCCGATGGCACTAGAGTCATACCTGCCTTCCTCTGTCTCAAGGGAATACGCAACACATCACTCGACCTATCCTCCCACGAGGAAACTAGACTACAGCATTTACCACAGTGGAAGGACATGGGCTTCGTTAGAAGACTGACGATAGACTTGGGTGAGGTGGCGGAGAAGGACGGTGTTGTCAATACTCTCAGTGGTGCAGAAGAAGTAGTCCGTATGATAAACCAGCATGCTGCTCTAAACGCTAGACTGCTAAGTGGCTCTGCTCACGACCCTGCCCCCTTCTGGCATACAGACAACGGTGACAGGGGCACGCACATGGGGTACATTCGTGCTCATATAGGGAGGGAAGTGCAGGACCTAAATGGTGACGTAGGCTTCACTGTCGTCCTACACAGCACCGTACCGGGTGCCAGTGGTAGAAACTTCTGCGCTTGGCTGGACAACAGCACAGGGCAGACATCGTATCAGCCTCAGTTCCTAGTTGGCCACGGTGGCAGATGGAGAAACTTCTGGGCCCTTCCAGACGAGAGAGAGGGTGAGAACATGCACCCAGCGCCTATGCCTCTTGATAAGAACGGCAGGCCCTTTGCACCAATAACGACACTACAGCAGTATGTGACATCCATAGAGAGCGGTGAGGATGTCAAGAGCGTTGCTGATTTCGAAGACACATCAGTGATGAGAGCAGTCTCAGATTCGATAAGCGGGAAGAACCACAACTCAATCAATGTGGAATCTCTTGACATCAAGGGTTCATCTTCATCCCTAGTCAGAGGGTTAAGGACAGGGCCGAGTGCGCTTGCTAGAGTCAACTTCGGTGGTCTGGTTGCAAGCGGTGTACCCGGCTTTGCGCCTGATGCGGGTAGTTGGGGCTTTGGCTTCAATGGCGAGAGTAAGTTCAATAACAGGTATGGCACGACATCGACATCCACTTACTCCTCGCATGTGCCCACATCGCAGGTCTCCCAAGACGCGGTCGGCACAGGGCAGATATACGGTCTGAGCCTGACTGACAATCTAGGTAGGGAGAACACTCTGAGATACATCTACAGAACCATGGGTGAGTCCTTCTCCAATAGCAACACGTCACTGCCCGACACGATAGAGGAAGAGGTATGCATATTCATAGATGACAGGGACGTGTCACAAGGTGGTTTCACACTTGGTAGTGCCATGAGTGGTTCTGGCGATGCCACCGGTAGAATGAGTTTCTCAGCCGTGTCCGAGGTCTTGGGTAGTTGGAGAGGGGCAAAATGGAGAGGGGTCGCCGCTCCAAACGCTGCCACTCTAGTCACTGCGGTATTGAGCAGTGAAACCCTCTCAATCACCTTTGTTGCCCCTTTCGACGCATCCTTCACCGATGACAAACTAGGCTATCTTGGATTCCCAAAGGAAGACGGCATCATACAGATTAGCGACTACGACGGTGCTGGTGATGCTAATGTGGGTCTGACATTATCATACACCCACAGAAGCGAGACGGCGTTCTATGGCGTCACAGGAGTGTCCTCGCTCACAAGCACCTCCTATCTCATATCTTCCGTATTGAATCAAACCACATTAGTCACAGATGAGTTGCTCGCTGCTGTAACTGCTGCTGCAATCAACGCAGGAGACGAAGTTAACACGCTTAATGGACATACATTTGACTGCACGGGTATGTATGCCTTCGACGGTAAGACCTTCGGAGAGTGGGGCGTAAGTCCCAATGCGATAAAGATACGAGCATACAATCCAAACAAGAGAGTAAAGCCGTTGAACCTATCTTACAACGCATCAGTATTCAGGGACTTGGGCATTCAGGCAGCGCACTTGGAGTTTGGTGAGGTTGAGAAGGTAACGAGACCCACTGGTACTGCTAGTTATGCATTCGGTACATCACGTGCGGTGACCGACGCTAACATAGATGCAAGTAGAAACATAGACTGCGGGTATGTCCCATATACAGTTTTGCAAATACGAACAACTGCAAAAGGACCTATGGGAAATACAGCATCACCTAATTTGGTAGATTCCAAAAACGTTGTACTGAATACAAATAAATGGTCAAGGGGACTAAAGGGAATGGATTACACCAGATATTCTGGAGACCACATACTACCCTCAATAGACAACCCGCATTCCATTTACACCACGGGTTTCTCCACAGTCAGTGCGGTTACTGTTGATGGTGATTTTGCTGAGGGCCACACCGGTGCGATAGCAATAGATGGTGGAAACTCAAACGTGTTCACCGTAGGGGACCTGATTGTCGATGCTGCTGATAGGGTGCTAGGACGGGTTACCGCTACCAATACGACATCTAGTTTCTCAATAGACGAGTTACGTGTTAGTATAGCAGATACGCTAAACATAACAAAGAGAAAAGCAATCGCTGAGACAACCAAGGACTGGCAATCAACAGTGACCCTTGGTGCCAATATGTTCCAGTTCCTCATACCAGCATGCACCGATACGACAAGTAGCAGAATACCATCATTCGGTGAGAGAAAGAGAATATACCTGACGGATGAGAAGTCGATAGTCGCTGAAAGCAAAGTGGGTACAAACGCTGCTACAGAGTTATCTTGGGACATAGACGATTCTGACAACATGCCTAGAGAGATAACATTCGAGGGCAACATACTCAGCACACACTTCGACTCTGAGTTCAACGGCCTTCGTTCCATAGGCAGTGTGTTCTCAGAGCCCATTGTTCACTTCCGTGGTGGTAAGAGCAGCAGGGACCATAGTGTGCCCTTGTTCTTCGGTGGTGGCTTCAGTGGTGTCGTGCTTGATGTGAACGACGGTACCACGAACGATTACTCGTCATTCTACACACATCCGTATGCTAATGGCCCCACAGGTGTCTCTGGTATTCAGAATGCCAGTGAGATATCAACGAGTTTCGCCATGCTTGACACCAACGCCATGTTCGCCTTCTTCCCCGGCGCAGCGCTGTGCAACCAGCATCGTGGTAGTATCACACCTCCAGTATTCAACAAACAGAACATACTGTCACCTGATTTGAACAGAGGCTCCTCCACATACAGCAGTGGCGTAGTCAAAGCGAAACCAGTGCCCATGGTGCTCAGATTCGCACACCCGACTGCGAGGTACGAAGACCATGTGAACAGTATTGACAGCAAGACTACATATCTAATATTCGGTCCGGGGCAGGCTTTCCCGTTTACCAACGAGGCTGCCTTGGATAGTGAAAGTGGCACTACGAACGCAAAAGAGCCATATCCGGGTCGTATAATCACAAGTGGTAACACATGGGCGAGTGTGCCCTTCAAGGGCGGCTACAGCAGTCTTGGTGATGACCAGCAACTATTCCCCAACTCGATAGAGAACAGCAGGCACTCCTTCCTACCACCTCGCAAGGACTACTACAACACCACCGCTGGCTTCCATTGGAGGGCGATGGTCAACTGGGAGTCACCAGCAGGCTACACAATGAAAGAGGAACTCAAACAGAGACCAGAGCACGGTAGGCACTACGGACAACAACTGAATGATGACACTCCATATGATGCCAATGACCTCACGAGAGTCACACCCAAGATGCACACACCTACCATAGGCTTTGGCATCACCATGGCCGCTGATACGGTGTGGCACATGGACGGTGGATACCACCCCGGCGGCTCTTGGTTGGACAACCAACTCACATTCAACCCACCACACAAGGGCAAGTCAGACTCAAGGGTCCTCAGTAGCAACTGGGAGAGGGCCAACCAGATACACCCAACTGCGTTCAGAGTCGCAGGGCCGTTGACTGACCGCATATTGGACTACGTCGGTAACGGCAGTGAGGCTGTAGTAAGCGGCGATGTGGACATGGAATACATAGTCGTCGATGCGACTCGATGCCAGAACGGTGAGGAGTTGGCCACGGTGCTAGGAGCAGCAATCAACGCATTCCCCGGTGCTGGCTCGCTCAAGGCGCTAGGTGGCACTCACATGCCGTCCATGGGCAACGCGATGCGTCAGGACAGATACGGATGGAGACATCTAGGCACTCTAGATGAGTATAATGACAGTTCATCCACTGGTAACTACATAGACAGCGAGTTCAATGATGGGGACGGTACGACATTCACGCAGGAGTACCTTGAGCAATTACCGACATCTGGTTGGCTGAGGGCAATCAAGGAGTCAAACGGTGCAGTCGCTTGGGTGCCGTATCACTCAAGGGAGGTTCTCAATGAGTCCTCCAGCAACTGGAAAGTGAGGTTCTACATGGCGCCGAACAGGATACATGGTCAGAGTAAAGCCGAGGACCCCCAGACTTGGGAGGACTTTGTTGGAGGAGCATCTGCCGACTTTGCCGCTGTTGATGACACATACACATTGTATGTATGGTCCAAGGCTGGCACTCTCCGATTCAACAACGAGAATGTGTCAGGCAGGGACCACATGACACAAGTTCACTTCTCAGGCATAGCGGATGCCGTTGACCGCACCAGACCCATAGGGGCGATAGGATGGCACGGTGAGCGATACTCGTACCTCAATAGCCTGAAGATAACCAAGAACACGTCAGGCACTGGCTATGCAGCGGGTCTAGGTGCTTACCATCCCATGCTCAACTTCTCCCCGTACGGAACTGCTGGTACCGTAATGAACACGCATAGCAATGTGCCAGTCGTGGCACCGATGAGAAACAGCCCTGAGAGCACACCCACCATAGATGGGATAGGCATCTACGTTGGTACACATGTAAAGAAGGCTAACTTCTACACCAAGTACAATCTGACGAGTGGTAGTTCTGCTGGTAGTGGTTGGGACACTTACACGTATGTATTTAGACATACTGAAGACACCACTGATGACGCTAATCAGTGGAATGTGCCTACTAATTACATAGACAACACGCCCCTACCAAAAGAACTCACTCTACCTCAGGGACTCTACACCAGTGCTTTCCTAGTTGTTAGTTACGACTCTGAAAGCAGTCTTGTCGCTAAGTTCGACAGGGACGGCATAACCGCCAATGGAGACTGGTTGCAGGTCATAGGTCAGAGCACGAACCCAATCACGTACGCTGGTAACACACAGTGGGACGAGAGGTTCCATGGTCAGGACAGATTCATCGCACCAGCCAACGCAGGGCCAAACGTAGAGGCACTGATTGTTGACAGCACAACTGTGCCTATCGTCTCTAATCCAGCGTCTGGTGGTAGTAGCAACTGGGCCGCTACGACCTTCTCTGGAATCGGCAACTACTTCCATGGTGATGCAGGTAACAATACCGCTCAGTCAGATGAACTGGAACTGAAGAACGCAGTGCCGGGTCTGAATAAGATAGGAGACTTGTTGTTCGACCTAGACCACTCGGTTGGCTCTGTATTGCTTGAGTCGGGTGACGCAGAGAGAAACACATCCGCTGATAGTTACACTGTGGCACACACAAATAACTGGCCATCTCGCTATTGGATGGGGGATGTCAACGCCTTCCAGATGTACGAGGACTCTGCGGTGCATAACTTCTCAGTCGAGAACGTCGTCTGGAAGAGGATGGACGGTGGCAACCTCTCGTTACCAGCAGTCAATGCACGTGGGTTAGGGGCAGTGCCATGGGTCACACGTGTGAAGAGCAATGCAGCGATTCTTACAGGCGAGAAGTTGTACGGCAATGTCAGATTCTCATTCGAGACCACCAATAGCGCGATGATGCCCGTGCTACAAGCACAGGAGTTGTCACATCCAGAGTTCGCTAGGAAGCACCCCTACAAGGTGGGTAATGTCCTTGACATACCAAATGAGGAGGTCCAGTTCCAGAGCATCAATGTAAGAGACGATAGCGGTCAGATGCATAAGATAGAGGGAGGTAGCCCGTTAGGCACAATCATACGAGGCTTCCGCGTTCCCGAGAACAGAGGCGTGGACGGTAGGGCGCCTGCACTTGCAAACAGTGGCAAGGAGCCCAACCTCAAAGTGCAGTTACCAGACCCCAACTCGATACCCGGCAACATAGTGGTGCGCTCGGGCTATGACCCCATACAGGCATACCAGAACGAGACCATGGGCACTGGTGGTATGCATCACCCTGACTTGGGCTCATCGGTGACAACCCACCTGTTCGACAACTCAGTGTCCAGCCCGAGACAAGGACCAACATACGAGAATCACAACTGGGAGAGAATCAACCCAGTGTCATTCGACTCTGAACTGGGTGCTTGGAACAACAACTCACCACTCAACACAAGTTACGAACTTCATGACAGAACCCTGTACTTCCATGTGACGAAGATGGGTCACAGCCACTCACACAGGTATCCAGCAGTCTACACACATGCTGGTGGTGTCGAGAACGACATAGTCTCAGTGACAGCATGGAACAGCAGCACAAGCGTCCTGACTATCGATGCGGTGTTGGATACTGATGTCTTTGCCGCTGGCTTCGGCACAGTGCAGGACACTAGGAAGTTCCTCAGGGTGTACAACCCCACCACCGACGAGGGTGCTGTGTGCTCCTACACCGCTCAAGGCAGCACCTCCATTACAGTAGTGGGTGATGTCAACTTCGCCACCTTCATGGCAGGGCAGACCGTCACTGACCTCAAGGTCGTCCCATCCTACTACATACCAGCAGGTAGCAACCGATTCTTCGCAGCAAGGAGGCTGAGGGACCATGCAGAGGTGAGCGGCAACTCTCCAGACATGGCCAACACCCTCTACCACGTGAGTGGGCAAACAGTTGGATTTGATGCCTACAGCAAACCCGTGATGACACCCATGCCTTACCCTAGAATGGGGCATCATTTCGTCACACCGACAATGCCGATGCTACCCGGTCATTGGGCACATCCAGCGTATCAAAGCCTCTACAAGCGTCATTTGGCCGATTTTAATTCGACAACCTCTTTCCATGACGCAGGTCTTTTCGACAAGCATACAACTGCAATCAACAAACTCTCAGGTGTTGAAGCATCTTTGGGAACGTCCCTTGAGGACAATATCAAGCCACTTGACAGCGAGATAAACTTCAGTGGTGTAAACGCGGCCCCGTCGCTGCCCAGCGATATACACGGAGGCGCATTTACGTTGATGTTCGAGACGAGTGTCAAATATGATGGTTATGGTGTTCTAGCATCCTCTGATGGCTCTAGCACCACAAAAGCGGCTACAGTGAACAAAGCAGGGGGTCACAGCATTGTGCTGGAGGCTGCTAGTGAGTACACACTAGGCAGGCACTTCCCTGACCCTGCCGAGGTTGGAGCATATCAGATTGTGATACAGCCCAACCTCTTCAACCATCAACTAGTAGGTTATCACAACAACTCAACCACTGAACTCACTAGCCAGCAGATAAACACGGTTATTGGCATCAAAAAGGACGCTGGAGACTCAGATGACAAGGGTGGACTCACTCTGGTGCTTGCAAAAGCCACTAACGCAGACGTGCGGGGCTGTGAGGTTTTCATCAATGAGAAGATACTAGACGTCAGCAACGACCCCGGTAGCCAGTTCACCAACATACCACCGCTGATGTCATACAATCACATAGGTGCGCAATTGACAGAAAGCCCCGCATTCACAAGAAGGGGATTCCCATATAGCAAAATGTTCAGCAATGCAACCCCTGCTCACACATTACACATACCATGGTGGAGCATATTGCACAAGAATGGCATACAATACGATGGAAGTGCAGTTTCAGAAGCCACAAACTTCAGAAAACTAACCCAATACAGCCCCGATGACTACTACCTCTTCATGAGAAGCACCTTCGGTAGTGTGGGTAGTCAACTAACTATCAATGGATATACTTCACTATACCTAGATATATACGATAAATACAGAAGAAGTGTCAGTATATCCCCGAAATGCATAGTACAATCATTCAATACTAGTGGAACTATAGTTGTAGATAATGCAAATACATTCCCAATGTTCCCATATTATGAACAACGAGTGCAGTATACAGCCAAAAACGGCATTGTCTACTCCAAAGCGCTGGCTAGTGTGGATGGGAACACGGCAGCAACGGTAAATATACCTAAAACGCTCAATTTAGCCGCTAAATCAGGTCCTGATGAATTTTGGGACAATATGTTCGACGGTGCTATACTCACTTTAACACATAGTTATAACACTTTACCTGCTGGTGATATAATTACAAATAAGAGTAAAAGTGTATTTGCAAATATACTTCCAGATATAATTGATGGTAATCAAGATACAAACAGTAGATTCGTACCAGATGCCTTCCTATGTATGTGGCATCACAATCTAGGTAGGCCTAATACATACTTCTCAGACAACACTTCCCGTAGTTGGAAGGGCGCTCCTGTCAACAAGGCTCAGTACAATTCAATGCCTGAGCATTTCGAAACCATACACTACCATGATTTCACACACTCGATAAGCACTGGACCTTTTGACTTCCTAATCAAGAGGCCTAATATCACTAGAGACGGGCAAGTTACATCCGGCAATAGCACACATGATGCTGGTGGTGCAAACGTCATGCTAAGCGGTTTCTGGCCCTGTGGTAGCCGTGGAGGGCCCCATGCGAGCAAACTAGACCTATACGGCATGGCAAGCGCATCTTGGAACGTGCATACTACATCCACTAGCGCCAACTTCTCCTCTGCCGTCAATCTAGAGTGGAAAGATAGTGACGACGATGGGTCATATGCCGTGTCCTCAGGCATCACAACAAATACCATGGCAACTACCAGAAGAAGGCCATATGGGCACCGTAACGCTGTACGGCAAGCCTATAACAGACCTAGATACGACCTATATCCACCCCGAGCACTGTATGAGGCAACCGCCTCAGGCTCTGGTCAAAACACCACGAACTACGATGCTGGGCCACTCGTGCAGACAGAAGCATACAGCAGTGGCTGGCTATATGGTGGTGGTGCAGGGGACAGCGCTGCGACCAAGGCCCTCACCTATGTCGGCGTGATGGAGAGACAGACGAACTTCACAGGTATGCTCAATCAAGACCAAGAGGGCTGGCAGGTGAGGTACAGCGATGGTCGTAGGATGACCAGACCGTTCGGCACCCCTGTTCGTACGATACGCAACCCGACAGGTGTTGAGAGGGACTGGTGGGGAGATATCGAAGGGAAGGGCATTACAAGCCTCTCCATAGCCTCTCAGCACTATCTGGTGGATTGGTGGGGCAATGAGCGTGGAGAGGACGTAAGGCGCACTCCAGTGCGTGGATTCGGTATCAGGCCATCATGGGACTGTGCGGATGCATACGACATCGGCACCAACAGCGCCTACGCTAGAATATACAACAGTGGCAAACCACTCTTCAACCTCAAGGGAATCGCTGATTTGACGAATGGCAACATCTCAGTCACCACTAACTACACCATACCGAGATTCGGGGGTGTGTTAAACAGCAAGAACAACAACAGCACCACCACGTTAGTTGATGTGTTCTCACCAGTTCACTCACTGCGCATAGGGGACATGGGTAACGGTAGGGGCGTCAGATACCCCACCGCATTCAACGAGAGCCTACTGACGGAGATATCGTCCCCTAACCACAAAACAGGCATCGTCTTGAGTCACAACACCGCTGAACCGCTCTTCGGTGATGGTCTGTTACGCCCCCGTAACGATGTACTGCAAGCCGATGAGGTCAAGAGAGGCATAAGCGCTAAACTGGGAATAGACGACAATGGTCTGTTGAAATCCGAGGCAACTGTGAGTGACAGGGTCGAAGAGGTGTCAGGCACGACAGTCCACAAGGACCCGGTATCCAGAACGAGCCCGAGGATTGGAATCGATGCAGAGGTGGTTGAAGGCGTGGAGCAGAGCCATGTGGTAATCAACACCGAGGCCCACAGCCTTCACACCGACAGAAACGTCGGTCAGAGGGTCGTGCTACAGGGCTCTATGCAGATAGAGGGCTCATTGACCGACGCCAACTACAACACCATGTCCTTCAGCAGGCAGACGGCAGGCTCAACCCTGAGCGCTGCTCACAAGTACTCTCACACCAATGCGTTCAGACCGTACGGTGGCTCGTACATCATAGAGACCAAGAGTTACTCAGGGTTGTTCGATGACACTGGCTGGGGTGTCGCGTCCCTGACCGGTAGCAATGACACCAGCAACCCATACCAAGACGCCACCAATTACACCTCCGACACTGTCAGGAACAATGAAGACGACAGAATCGTCAAGTTTGTCTTAAGACCAATCAGGGTGTTAGATGCAAATCACGTAGAGGTATACAGAATACACAACTCACTTCATAGCAACTCACCGCAATACAAGCAAAACTACCTACACGCCACATCCGGTGGTAAGTACGGTATCTTCACCTATGAGACGCCTAACGGCAGGGCACCAACTGCCAACCTGTCATCGGGCAGAGCCGTGCCTGATACCAACGGCCCGTATCTACCTATATTCACGTTCGACTCGACAGGTGCGTTTGAGACCCCAACCTCGATGGGACCTAAGTTACTAGGCGCTGAGGTCTCTGGTTTCAGCAATGCCCTTTCGACTGATGTGTCAAGACTCATCATCACGGAGAACACCCTTCAGCATCACAGGTCCGATGCGCCTAGAAGGAGGGTGGAGAAGGAGACGGATGATGAAACGACAAGGAGCGACTTCACGGTAAAACCGAGGTTCAGTCAGTCCTTGCACAACAAAGGTCACAAGGGAGACGTGTCGTTCAACGTAACTGACCATAGCGGAGATGGTGCTTGATGGGTTTGATACAGTCCTCGAAAGGGAGATTCGACAGCACTCTCACTGATGTCATGAACGACTTGAGGCAGCCTGTGTTTGTCGACAATGCCGTGCACTATGCTAAGGTCCAACCCAAGAGTAATGCGAAGTCCCTTGTCACGATTGAGGCAGTCAATGCCGATAACTACGAGATTGCATCTGAGAGAACGTACTCGTTCACAGAATCTGAGTCTACCATATTGCTCACTCACACAGAGACGGACGGGCACACTCTGAAGTCCGATGTGTTCTCTAGCAAGGGCAAGAACAGCATCACCAAACTACTCTTCAGTGAGAATGACCAGAAGAAGAGGATTCTCACAAGCACCACGACAAGCACAGCGTCTGGACTCAGAGCGGACATGCGTAACATGAAAGGAGTCACGCTCAAGGACTTGGGTTTCGATGATACGAGGGTCAGACTCGGTCAGGGCATTGACGTAGGCTTCCGTACCACCGACTTGGCAATTAGGGTAGGTGAGTCAATCACTGACTCCCTGAACGCTGTAATGATAGGCTCCCCTACCACCGTGACAAAGATGGGGGCTAACAGACGTAAGAACAGCAATACGTTCTTGGCCGCTGACTTCAATGGTGTCAACCTAGTGACAGCACTGAGGTACATATCCAGACACGACAACCGAGTGGTGAAACTAGACAGATTCGGCAATCTAAACTACGTGCCCTTCAATCATGCAGATGTGACTAGGAGCGTAATCTACAATCTGAGATTCGGTAACAAGGACACAACACCGATTGAGAACGTCGAAAACAGAATTACTGTCAAGGGCATTCCAATAGCGGTCAATGAGGAACTGGTATTCACCATGGATGACAGAAGCAAGCAACAGGGCCTGAACGATGTCGATATCATAGAGAACACCAGACCCCTGTTCGACGCATCAATCACGAACCTAACAAGAGCAAAGACAGTTGCGAGGCAGATACTCAGAGCCAACTCGACCTTGAAGGGCAAGATAAGCAGCCAAGGGCACCCCAATGCATGGGAGTTGAGACCCGGTGATATTGTCGAGTACGAGGGACAGAGGTTGGCTGTATTAGAGTGTAGACACACCATAGACGGACTGAGCAACTTCACTTTCCTCAATGTGGAGTCGGGTCTTGAGGGTGTCCTACAGAACATCAGGGAGGGTAGCATAACCGTCTCATCGCTAACCAACCCAGAGAAAACAAATCAAATCTCATCAGAGAACTTCTCCTTCTTCGACTCCATGGAGGTCATAATAACACCGACCGTCATAGTGTACACAACCAATGAGTCCGGATTCCTGATTGGCCGAAATAGCGATAGGGGGAGATTAGGTGGCAACAACAAAGTCATAGGCATGGCGAAAGATGAAGGAGTCACAATCACAGAAACGGAGGGAATAGAATATGCCAGCAAATGACCATCTAAAGAGACTGATGATAGAGACTATCGCTGACAACATCAACGAGATGGTCATAGGCTTTGACAGCACGCCCGCCACTTCATCCGATGGCGCAGCAGGCAGACCTGCCGTAACGGTCACACCCACCGTCAGAATAATGGACAACTCCACCCTCTTAGTCGAGGGCTCACTACCGGTCTCTGAGAGTTTCAATGAGACACTCAAAGAGGTATTCATACAGTTGAGGGGCACAAGCGACTTTACACCAATCTCAAGGCACGTATTCAGGCCTATTAAGAAGACAACCACAAATGAAATTATATTCCAACTCGTAGTGGAGGTCAAGTGATAGCATGGGTGAAAACGCAAAGTCTGGACATACACAGGCTCTCACTGATGGCGACTATATCCTATCACCCTCGATAACCAACCTCTTCGAGGGCGTGCACGGCAATGGCATACTGATGTATGAGGACACGGCAACTGGTGACAGTAATAGGAACGCTAAGGCGACCACACCGGGTCTAGTCACAGACAACGGCACCAACTCGATAATCGTGAGAGGTGGTTTCGCTGTCTTGGACGGAATGATTGTCCCGTTTGGTAATATCAACTCAGGTGCTACTACCACAATCACATTACAACAAAGCACCATAGAGGGTTCAACCAGCGCTCTCTCTAGCGGAGAGTCTTGCCTCCTAGTGGTATATGTTTGTAGTAATGCGAACACCAATTACATTCAGATAGAGCAAGGTAGCGCAGTGAGTAGCGGGTTCCCCATCACTCCTGAGAGTTTCCTTGGGGATACCAGCGGATTGAATGGCGGCCTAACCCTATCCTCCAAGCAGAGCACCGTACTCGCAGTCGTGAAGTGCCAACACAACAGCAGCGCTGGAGACCTGAATCTAGAGGTCACCGAGGTCTTCGACATGCGCACCTTCATCCGGCCTTCACCAATCTACCTGAGCCCGATGACCAGTGGTTCCGTAGGCAACCAAAGCAACAGGATGGATTCTGCTGCGGACTTGGACGGCATGCACGGTGGTGGTGACGAGGTAGGTGGGTTATCCTCCTCCAACTTCGGTGCGCTATGGCAGTCATACAGTTTCGGCACCGATGGCACTGACGGAGACCACGTCCTCTACTTCAGTGGTAAGCAAGGCGGTAGCAGGAGGACTCACAGGCTAGGACCCAACAAAATCAGCGTGTTGAACACCTCACAGACAGTTAGGTTCGATGGCCCCAACATCTTCAACGCCACACCTGCGAGTGGTGACATCAACATCACTCCATCAGGCACATTCCCCCCTAGTCACATGATTATCGTGAATAACGCACAGACTAGCACTCACAAAGTAATCTTCGACCCCAGTGGCCTAAGCAGCGGCGGTGCTACTGTTGGTGACGTCGGGCCGAGTTCCAGCGCCATATTCGTGTATACCGGCTCTGCATGGGTGAAGGTATTTGCCTCATCCACAACGACCTCAACGGCAAGTGGCTCAGCGGGCGCTATACAACTGAGTGATGGTAGTGCTTCTTTCACGAATGACACAGACCTCAGTTTCACGACAGGTACCAACACACTCAACACCATCAATCTCACTATGACTGGGCTTCTCAGTGGCCCCAGTGGTGTCTCCTTCAAATCTGGAGTAACAAGCAACCCTGCGTCATCGGGCCCAGACGCTAGAACCCTGTGGTATGACGATGGCAACGACGTTCTCAAGTTCAATGCATCAATCGTGCAGACGGGCGACATCAACCTGAATAGCGTATCAGGGGGAACAATCAACGTAGCAGCGGACTCTATAGTGTTCATAGACGCGGATGATAACGCTTCAAAGAAGGAAAGCATTGCTGACTTGGCCACGGCAATGGCTGGCACGGGTATCTCTGCCTCTAGCGGTGCACTGAATCTCGATGCCGCTCAAACAGGCATCACCTCCATAGGCCCATCGAGCGGGATTCTCACGGTAAGTGATGACCTCACAGTGGCTGGTGACTTAATCGTCAACGGTACTACCACCACAGTCAACTCCACAACTGTTACAGTGGATGATGTGATACTCACACTGGGCGGGGATACAGCACCGGGCTCCGACGATAACAAGGACAGGGGCATTGAATTCAGATACCACGATGGCTCATCAGCAAGAGTCGGTTTCTTCGGCTACGATGACAGCGCTAGTAACTTTGTCTTCCTAACTGCCGCTACAAACAGCAGCGAGGTTTTCAGTGGCACCAAGGGGACAATCGATGCCAACCTCACTGGTGGCTCTGTATCTGCGACTACGATAACAGGCTCAGGCGACCTAAACATAGACAGTGGAAAGTTGTTCGTCGACGTTTCTGAGAGTCTGGTTGGGATTAACCAAGCGACACCGCTAGCAGACCTACACGTCAATAAGGTTGGCTTCGGGTCACCTGCTAGTGTTAATACGACTAGTTCCTCAACCGGCACCCCCCTGACAATAGACTTGTACAAGACAGATGACTTCAAGGCTGGTAAATTACTAGTTTCGGTTGAGAATCACACTGATGTCGTATACGAGGCTGCTGAAATGGTCATCACTCACAACGGTAGGTTGTCATCGGAAGCGGGAGGGGTGGCTGCTGATGCAACCGCTGCCTTCCTCAGCACATATGGTATAGTGACCAGTGATACCACACAGCAAGGAACGTATCAAATTGGACTTACTGGTTCCGGTGCTACGCAAAAACTTCAATTGCAGGTTACCCCTACGGTCAATAGTAAGAACGTAACGGTGCGCGTAACATGGCAGGCTTTAGAGATATAGAATAGGTGAAAAATAATGGGCACGACACGTGATTTCCATGTAAAAACAGGATTAGTAGTGGATTCTGGCAACGTTACGCTAAGTAACGGAAACCTTCTCGTCAACAGCGGACATGTAGACATCGACAACATCAAGATTGACGGTCAGACGATATCTACCGTAACAGGCAACGAGGACATCAATATCACTCCCCATGGAACTGGCTCAGTAGTCTTTGCCAAGGTCGACATAAACGGTGGTACGATAGACGGTGCTACCATCGCCACATCAGATATCACTGTAGGAAGCAGTAAAACCCTAGACGTATCTGCTGGTACATTGACTCTCGCTAATGACCAAATCAGCGGTGATAAGGTATCAGGTGGTACGATTGGCACAGTCACCATCACAGCGCTCGCTGGCGACTTGAGTCTCGGTGACAACAACATCACCAACGTAGGCGACTTGAATGCAGACAGCATAAGTGTCGATGCAGCAGGGACTGGTCTCAACGTCGATTTCAGTGGTGGTAATACCGCTACATCAAAATTGACTCTTGGAGACAATCTTGCTGATGCGTTGAACATCACAGAGGGCTCTAACTCATACATGAAGTTTGTAACTACCAACAGCAGTGAGCAAATCGTCTTTGGTAAGAACTCGACATTCAACGGCACCACTATTGCTGACTTGGGTACAGTTACCACAGCCAACATAGATGGTGGCTCGATAGATGGTACGACTATTGGTGCTAACAGCGCAGCAGCGGGTACATTCGCTGCTATTGTGGGCACTACAATCGATGCTACGACTGACTTCACTGTCGGTAGCACAGTCATCACCGATGACTCAATTGTGATGACTCCCTCATCAGGCGACACGCTCAGTATCACCTCAGCCGCAAACGGGGAGTCTACTATCGCCACCGTGGATGGAAGCGGTAGCCTAGCGGCTCACCTGCATCTGGATGCAGACGGCGCAATCAACCTCAAGTTCAACTCCAACACCAAGTTGGCCACCGCCACTGACGGTGTCGACATTACCGGTAGCGTGGACATCACTGGCTCAATTAGCAGTGTGACTAACATCACTGCATCGGGTAATCTGACAACTGGACACGGTAGAATGCGGGAGAGCACTGGCGTGCTAGACAGGGCCGACATAGCAGGAACCTCATCTGGAACCCACAAGATAGTGGATATAGACGGCACTAACTTCTACACCAGCGAGACGATTGTCGTAACTGAGGTCTCCGGTAGGTCCAAACTACCCTCCGCCACGGGTGGTGCGGGTGCTATCTTCGGTACAAACGAAGCCAACGTGGGCAACGTCGATATCCTATCACTGGCTCTAGGTGACCTCAGTAGCACTACTAATGACTCCAGCCTTGACATATTCCATGCGGCAGAGGCCTTTTGCGCAATGAGCATACAAACGGCTGGCACCAACGGGGACATAGTCAAGAGAGTGATAAACAAGATATATGGCTACGTGAACTCCAGTGGTGAGGTAGAGACGGTTCTTGAGCATGAATCCGGCGACATCGAACTCGGAAGATTCGTCTGGATGATTGACGAGGACAGAGCGGGCAGCACTGAGGACTGCATGACTCTGGTCTTCCAATACACATCGAAGTACACTCACACCAGCAATGACAAGACCACTTACTCCGTCAACGTAAATGGACTGTCAATGGGAGGAGCAGGTGGTTGATATGGGTAATCCGGGCCCCGCCAACAATGCTTCGTCACCCAGCCCCTCAAGGGCGAAGGCCTTCAATGCCATACAAGTCGCTAAGGGTAGCGCCACGACCAACGCTCAATTCCTCATTGGTTCCCTACAGTTCTCCACGGGCTCTCCGGGCTCCTTCGCTGTTGGAGACCACATCTCAGCGACAGGCATACAGAAGGGAACTAAAGTCACACAGATAGACAGTAACGACATATACATCAGCAGGCCACTGAATGGAACACTCGCAAGTGGAGCCACCGTCACCATACTGAGTGAGCGAAGGGCTGCCACGGGTGGTCCCGCTGCCTTCGAGTTGAAGGCTGGCACTGGGATATCCATAGCGGCTGATGCTCAGAACGCCACTGGTGCCTCGATACTACAAATCACCGCATCCGGTGGTGGTACTGCATCCGCTCTAGCCGCTGATGACCTGACTGTCGGAGATGCTTTGGTACATCTCAAAACTACACACAGTGATGGCATACGCATAGATGCATTGCATGATGATGGAGACATAGTCTTCGGTGGTAATGACTCGAATGGCAATGGGACTGGGAATGAGACATGGCTTACGCTTGATGGTGGTACCTCAGGTAAGGCAATCTTCGGCACTGATGTGGAAATTGGTGATGACCTTACACTCAAATCCGATGCCGCTGTGCTAGGGTTCGGTGCTGACACCGATGTTACACTCACACACGTTGCTGACACAGGACTGCTACTGAATGGGGCAATGCAACTCCAGTTCAGGGACTCTGGACTTAAAATACACTCAACGTCCAACGGTCAATTGGATATAGATGCTGATGCTTCTATTGATATTGGAAGTCCAATAACATTCATAACCTCTAATACAAAATTGGAAGTAGACTCACCATCCATAATTTTCACTGACGGTGCCTCAGGTAAGCCAGTCGTCGAGATTAAGAACACCACTAACGACACGTCTGCCGCTGAACTGAAGTTCGTCAAAGACAAGGGCGCTGCTGGTGCTGATGGTGATGATGTTGGTAAGATTACCTTCGTGGGAGATGATGCGGCACAGGCCCAGACCTCTTTCGGGCAGATTCTCGTTGAGGTATCAGAAGCAGATAACTCAGATGAGGCAGGAAAGATGTCGTTGCTAGTCGCTGAGAGCGATGGCACCGACACAGCACTCACAGCAGGACTGGTCCTTGAGGGACAACACGCTACGGATGGCGTCGTCGACGTCACGATTGGTGGGGGTGCAGGCTCAGTGACCACCATTGTTGGTGATTTGACAGTCAACGGTACCACCACTACCATATCCACGACTCAACTGACGGTGGAGGACGACTTGATTACCATCTCTAAGGGTAATGACTCTCTGGCTAACGCAGAAGGCTCAGGTATTGAAATCGAATGTACGGGTGCTACTAATCCAAGTTTCACGTATCAAGACACACCCGCAGGTTGGGAGGCTAACGTCAACATAAACTTGGCTAGTGGAAAATCATACAAGATAAACGATGTTGCAGTATATGGCGCAACTACAATTCATTCCAATGTGACAAGTGCGTCAGGTCTAGCGACCGTCGGTGCCTTAGACTCAGGCTCCATAACATCGGGCTTTGGTAACATAAACACCGGCTCCTCAACCATCACGACGACAGGCGCCATCACTGGTGGTTCCCTCGTGGCAGATAACATCACCATCGATGGTAACACGATATCCAGCACTGACAGCAACGGTGACATCACACTCACACCAAACGGAACAGGGGAAGTCAACATCGCTGCTGGCAATCTCAACTACGCTGGCACTGCCATCACATCAACAGGAGCAGAACTTAATTTATTAGACGGCTCAAGTGCAGGAGCCGTAAACAACAGCAAGGCTGTCATCTACAGCAGCGCTGGTGAAGTCAAAGCCAGTACGATTAGCGTTGATGCCGTAGCAGTGTTGGACACAGCCACTGCAAACTCGCAATCAGTTGCCAACAGTGCAACTCAGACTGTGCTCTCCTATGCATATGGTACATTTAGAACTGCTAAGTTCATCTATCAGATAACTGATGGCACTGACTTTGAGAGCGGTGAGATACTTGTGAATTACAAAGGGGCCTCTGCGCCATCAGCGAGCAGTGACATCTATCTAACACACTACGGGATTGTATCAACCAAATCAGGTAACGCTGCTCTAGTATCTTGGGACGCTGTAAAAGATGGAACTGATATATCTCTACAATTTACAAACAGCACTGGGGGCACGGTTTCGTACTCCTATGACGTAGTTACAACTCAAGTAATCAAATGATGGACAGTGAAATCATGGTGAAACAATGGCAACGAAGAGGGACTTTGTAGTAAAGAAAGGGCTTGTGGTTACTGAAGGCGTAACAGCCGCCAGTCTAGACATATCCGGTGATGTGGACATCGATGGGACATTAGAGGCGGATGCGATAACCCTTAACGGCACGTCATTGGCGACATCCGCAACAACAGATACCACTAACGCCTCCAATATAGGCTCAGGTACGTTAGCAACAGGTAGATTAGCAGCCGCATTGACCGCTCAAACATCAATTCTCAACACATCTTTAGTCGTTGGAAGGGACTCCACTGACCAAATTAAGTTTAGCACAAATGACCAAATCATATTCAGAGTTGGTAATGCAGACGGTGTGGTATTCAAGGCATCAGGTGAGATTGAGGCGACTAGCCTAGATATCAGTGGGGATGTAGATGTCGATGGTACGTTAGAGGCCGATGCGATAACTGTCAACGGTTCTGCTTTAGCATCCTCAGCCACTACAGATACTACGAATGCCTCTAACATAGGTTCAGGTACACTAGCAACGGGTAGGTTAGCGGCTGCTCTGACAGCACAAACCTCCATGTTGAACACGAGTCTAGTGGTTGGTAGAGACGCTGACAATCAAATTAAGTTCTCTACCGACAATCAAATGATATTCAGAGTTGGAGCAGGGGATGGTGTCACCTTCAAGGCATCAGGGGAAATTGAAGCAACCAGTCTCGACATTAGTGGAGACGTTGATGTAGACGGCACATTAGAGGCCGATGCGATAACTCTTGGTGGCACAGCAGTCGCAGTATCAGGTGGCGCGTTTCACGACGGCTTCTCTGACTTCGTTGCCAACGAACACATAGACCACAGTGGCGTATCAATAACCGCTGGTGATGGTTTGACTGGTGGAGGTGACATCACTTCCACTAGAACTCTCAATGTAGTGGGTGGAGACGGCATTACTGCAAACGCTAACGATATTGCTATAACCGCAGCACAGACTACAATTACATCAGTTCTCAATGCATCTTTAGCAGTTGGTAGAGACGCTCATAACCAAATTAAGTTCTCCACTGACGACCAAATCATATTCAGAGTCGGTAATGCCGATGGTGTTACATTCAAAGCGTCAGGGGAAATAGAGGCGACAAAGTTTGATGGTGCATTAGAAGGGAACGCAGACACGGCCACTGCTTTAGCATCCAGTGTCAATATTAACGGCGTTGCTTTTGACGGCTCAAGTGATATTACAGTCACAGCAGCAGGTTCCACGCTATCCGACACAGTGACGGTGGCAAAGGGTGGGACAGGTCAAACGTCTTACACCAACGGGCAGTTGCTCATAGGGAACACCACAGGTAACACACTAACCAAAGCAACACTGACCGCTGGAAGTGGTATATCCATAACAAACGGAACGGGCTCAATCACCATCGCTGCAACTGGTAGCGGTGGTATAGCCAGTCTAGCAGCAGATAGTACACCACAGTTAGGTGGAGATTTAGATGTTAATGGTAATGAAATTGTATCAACTTCAAACGCTGATATTGGCATTACACCAAATGGAACAGGGAGAGTAATCATCGGTTCAACCACATCACAACATGATAATCTATCGAAGTTGACCATTAAGGGAAGTGATGCGGGGTTGCTCATAGAGAAGCACGATGATGGTTCAAGCGGTGGTCCTACTCTCGCACTTTACAGATACTCTGCATCTGTTGCTGATAGTGATTTAATTGGTCAAGTCAACTTTAGAGGTGAAGGTTCAACAGGAAACCCATCAACATATATTGCTCTAAGAACGGAAATAGAAGATACCACAGAAGGAACAAAAGACGGTAAGTTAATTGTTAGAGGATTGAAGAATAACACTCAGACTGAGTTCATGTCAGTTGGTTCCACTGGTGTTAAAATCAATGACTCCTACACACTCCCGACATCAGACGGAAGTAATGGACAGGTCTTGCAGACAAATGGCAGTGGTACACTTTCCTTCGCATCGGCAGGTGGTGCTTCTTCCCTCAATGATTTAACAGATGTAATCAGCAACACTACCAACTTTACAGACAGTATTCTAATTTCGCCGGATGGTGCAGCCCCACCTCAAGGTGGAACACTAAGTAGTGCAACAGACAACATAGGAATAGGAAAAGATGTATTTTCTGCTGGTATGACTTCTGGACATAGTAACGTAGCCATAGGAACAGAAGCCGGTAAAAGCGTTACTAACTCACATGAAGCAGTATATATCGGCCATCATGCAGGTAAGTCAATAACTTACGGGGAAGATAACGTATGTGTTGGTGCATATACCATAGATAACGGAGCAGGTGCTTCTGCCAATGTTGCTGTTGGGTGGAGTGTCCTAACTGCTTTGACCGGCGGGGGTTCTAATACAGGAATAGGTTACAATGCTGGCTCAACTGTTAGCAACCATACAAATAACGTATTTGTTGGGAGAGATGCTGGTAAAGACCTCAACTCCTCTTATAACGTGATTGTCGGCTCTCAGGCTGGTGATGGTATTGCTAGTGGTGGAAACAATGTTCTGATTGGGTATCAAGCGGGAGGAAATATGTCCGGTGCTGCTGATAGCAATATCTGCATTGGGTATCTAGCAGGGGATAATATCACTACGGGAGATAACAATCTTGTTATTGGTGGGGCTGATGTTGACACTGCAACAGGCGACGACCAAATATCCATTTCATCGGGTGATGGTGGAGTAACTTGGTTGAAAGGAGATTCAAACGGAATCAAGGCTCTTAAGATTAAGGTGAAGTCAGTATCAGGTAACACAACACTAACAGATGCCCAATCCGGCTCATACGTCTACTGGACAGCAGGTACATTGACTCTACCTGCAACAGCAGAGTCGGGACAGCAATACACAATCATCAACAATACTGGTGGTTCAGCAACACCAAGTCTAGGTACATCAAACGCTATAGCATCAGGGTGGACTTCCCATGCTGCTATGGCTGATGAGACTGCTAGAACCTATGTCGCTGTTGCTGCTAACACTTGGATATACATTGGGTGATTAAAATGGCTTCGATAATGATAGGTGTCGCTGGTGTTGCACAGCAACTAAAGACAGCGAATGCAAGTGGTGGTGGTTCCGCACCAACCGGTGTAAGGATACAAAATTACGCCCCCGGCGGAAGCGGTAATAACAGCGCAGTTCTCATAGGAGAGAGAGAAACCTTCACTAATCCTTTTGATTACACAGGTGCATTTAATGACACAGTAAGCAGTCTGCCTGCTCATGCTCCTAATATATCGGTGGAGGGCGTAGGAGACACATATACTGGACAAGCATTAACCGCAACCATAGAGTTTGGGGGCTACTGCGACGTTACTGATGCGACAGGATGCACATTTGCATGGGATGTATCAATAAACTCCGCTTCATTGTCAGGAGGTAATAGCGCAGCAATTACTGGTACTGCAAGCACTTCGCAAAACTCACTTGCTATGGGAGCAGGTGTGGGTAACGGTGTTGGAGAAAAATTAGCAATAACATTTGGTGGTAGCAAATCCGGTATTATATTCCCTTCCAGTGGCGACTCAGTTGAGGTTACTATAAGTTGTACCGTAACAAATTCCGCAGGTAACGCTAGTGATTCACTAATTTACCAGATAAACTTCGTTGCGTGATAATATTTAATAAAGAAAAATACGGAGGAAAAGATATGGCTTTGAAGGTAGAGTATGAGACGGAATTTGGAATAACATGTGATTACGCATATTGCGTCATAGTTGATGCGCATTTAGATAAAAAGGTGGATATTACTGAAGACGGCGATAAAGTGAAGTCATTTAACATCAGATACCGTGGAAAGGTGTATGCCAGCGACGATGCTTATGAACAAAGGGCATCACCAATCAGTGGTTTCAATGGTGAATTTGAATTGGACACGACTAACACCAAAACTCAGTATAACTTACTCAAGCAGTGTTACTTACACCTGAAGACCCAAGATGGCTTCACTGATGCTGTGGATTGCTAGAGTAAGAACACCTTACTCGCAACCCAGTGCCAGAAGCGTGAGTACTGAAGACCCCCTACGTCATCCTCAGTCATACTTCCTCCCATACGTCTTCGAATATCTCTGTCATACACCTGATGAACATCTTGCAGGTAGTAAATGGTCTAGTCATATCACACCCCCTTCTTCATTTCACGCATCTGCTGCGCAGCGAATCTTATCTTCTGAGTGCTGTGAAGAGTCCAGAACGAGTCTTTGGGAACTTTGAACTCGGCCTCGATTAGACGGCACAATTCATATCTAGAACTGGTTCTCAAGTCCTCGTCTATGGGTAGACCCAGTACGTTGCTCACTTCTTCCTCAGTGTACTCTACACGTCTGTCTAACCATACATAGACGTGGCCCATTATTGACATTAACTTACGAGCCAGCCAACGAAACAATACCACGGTGCAGAAAGCACACCTGCTAGTTATTCAACATTACCATGACTTGCTTCTCTTGAACACTGAGTCTTGCCAGAAATGGCCACACTCCTTACACTGCCAGAGTTGTATTCTGCTTTTCCTATCCTCGTTTTTATGGTATTTAGCAGTCAATCTATGGGGCACGTGAGTGTGATTGCAATTTCTGCATTTCACCTCAAGCCGTTTCATCAATCTGCCCATCATGCTCCTCTCTTGGCTATGACGTCGTCAATCTTTAGAATCGCTGTAGTCACCTCTGTGGCACTCAATATGGCCTGTCTCACAAGTGAGCATGGCTCTACAACGCCTAACTCGTTCATTGATACTATGCCTTCGTTCTCCAAGTCAGGACCCATGTCTAATGAGCCATCCTGAATTGCGTGTCTTAGACTCAGTATGCAGTCCAACGGGTCCTGTCCACCATTCTCCGCTATCGTAGCAGGAATAATCTCCAGAGCCTCAGCGAACGCCTCTATCGCCATCTGTGCTCTCCCCTCCACAGTCGCTGCTTGAGAGCGTAGGTACGAAGCCATTGAAGCATAGGTGCTACCACCACCAGCGACAACACCGTCCCCATTCATCACTAAGGACACAACACCTAATGCATCATCAAAACCTCTCTCAATCTCATCCAAAGTGGTCGTTGTCGCTCCACGAAGCACGAGTGTGGACTGGTCAGAGTCTACCATGCCCTCTACGAATATGTAATCAACATCGTAATGCCTCTGCTTGTGTATCTTGCCTTTGGCAGCACACTCTACATCTGAGGGCATTTGCGCTATCGATAGCCCTAATGTTGAGGATAGAGCCTTCATCGTGCTTTCTGGTAATCTCCTAACCACCGCGATATTATGCTTCTTCAGGTAAGCACACACGTGGTCGGATGCACCGTCTCTGACAAACACCACACCGCCTTTTGGCAAATGCTTTGTGAGATTCTTGGCCTGCTCTAGCATGTTCTCCCTATCAGAGGACTTGAACGCACTGTATCCCTTCATGTCCAACTGAACCTGAACGTTCTGCTCCGTCTTCTCTGGCTCTAGTCCCATGTTGACCAGAAGCATGTCGCATTCCATCTCTACCTCATGCTCTATGGCATAGTCCTTGTTGACTATGGCGCCGTTGAATAAATACGAGTCTCTGAGCGAGCCACCCGGTAGACTGAGAACTCTTACTTTTTCTGCATCTCCTGCTTTCTTCACTGCTTCTACGCATAGTCGTGACACGGTCTCTGTCGCTGAGTCTAATGTCTTACCCGTAATCGCTGTCTTCGCTACAGCCGTCAAGGTTTCATCCGAGGCATCCCTAGACAGTGTTTCTTTGAGATACTCTGTCGCCATGTGAGCGGCCTCGTTGTATCCCTTGCACACTAAATTAGGGTGTAACCCACGATTCAGTAGGCTCTCGCTGTTTGTGAGCAACTGTCCTGCTAGCACCACTGTAGATGTCGTACCGTCATAGCACAGGCTCTCCTGCGTGTGTGCGCACTCGATTATCATCTTGGCACCCGGATGAGCCACATCTAGTTCCCTCAATATGGTGGCGCCATCGTTGGTCACAATCGCGTTCCCACCAGCGTCCACCATCATCTTGTCCCTACCGTTGGGGCCAAGGGTGCTCTTCACGGTGTGGACTATCGTCTTCACCGCGTTTATGTTCGTTCTCAATGCATTTTCGTTTTCGTTATCTGTCATATTACCACTCCACTTCCACTTCTATTATCTCCCCGGTCTCTAGGGAGCGTGATTTGATTATGCCCTCGTTTCTGCCGACCATGAATAGGTCATACGTTAGTTGCGCATCGCTGAGGCAGTATTTGATTACGTCTTCATACCTGCCCTCTGACCACGCTTTGGGTGCTTCCATGCTATCCATAATCTTGCTTTGATTGAGATTATGCTTGGATAGGATATTGAGTGACATCTCTAAGTTGCCATACGGCAGTGCTGCCTTCTGAAACATCGTCTTAGTATCGAATATTGACTCAGTCTTCTGCATCACATCGGTTATAGCCCAGCAATCTAATGATTCCCTTAATACTGGAAAATCAAAACCAATTATGTTGTGACCCACAATCTTTCCTCCTTTCTCTACGAAATCAGTAATGTGGTCGCCTAATGTTCTTGGGTGTAATGGGTGTATGTTCATTCCCTCTATCTCCACTTCTTGTTTGGAAAAGATTGCGGCTTCCTTACCGTCCCATGTAGCGACCACAGACGGGTCAAACAGGGCTTTGTTCTCCCATCCTCCAATCTCCCATGAGTAATTGCTAGTCTCTATATCCAGTGCCATTATGTCAGTCATTCATCTTCAACTCCCTGCAATTGCGAGGCCATGTCCAAGAGAGACGAGAGGCACCACTCGCAAAAGGCCACCGGCATAATACCCCAATATCCAGCAATACCTCCATTATCGAAATCTGTTTCCGTGCCACAAACTGAACATATTGTAAATACTTCACTGTTTTCTTCCTTCTCACTTTCAGGGAACTTCATTATGCGTCATCTCTTAACCTAAGGAACACAACCTTACCATCCTTACCAGTGTCAAACATCTTAGTAGCCCACTTGTTGAAGTGGTTGTAGGCTGTGCCTCTTGTCACTTGATTCTGATTCATGTATGCAGCCATCACATCGGAGCGCTTTCTCCAATTGTCACCTCTACCACCAAGGTCGAAGGGGTTGCTCGCGTCATGAGCAGCAATCCACCTAGCCTTCTGACTAGCCTTCTCTGCTATCTTGGCACCTATCTCTACTTCTCCCTCCAACCACTCTATGAGGTTGTTGAACAAATCATACAGAATCTCCTTGGCCATGTCTACATGCTCGTCATTAACGACCCAAGTCTCCTCCATCAACGCTATGTGGGTTGATAGAATCACTGTGTAGTTCTCCATCGCGGGGATGAAGGATGCAACGACATCACCAATCCCCGGTCCTAATCCAGTCAGTAAGTCATAGTAGTCCTCTATCGCTGTATACATCGCTGGATAGAATGACTCATCAGCGCTGAGAATGTCAGTCATGGATGATTGAAGCAACTCCTCCTGCTCTTCCCTTGGCATGTTGTCCCATTCAATGAATCTAGTTTCATTTACCTCTAGCACCTTCTCCCTCATTCTTTTCTCCAAATCTTGGAAGTATGTTGTAATGTCTTCATAACTCACAGCCATCTTTGGGGTCTTCTTGAAGGCCGCATCGGCCCTTCTCATACTGACGTTCATTCTCCTGTCCATGCTCCAATTTGACCAGTACAGCAGAACCCTCTGGAAGATACCCTTTGTCAGAACGTATTCCTTCACACCAGAGGGTGGGTATGTCGTAATCCACAGTGACACCAGTGATTCGGTCTCTATCCTACCTGCCTTGGTGTGCTTGACGAGTATGTTGTTGTTGCTGCCTACGGGGTTGCAGGCTGATTGTAGGTACAACACTGTCTCCTGACTGTGCTTATTGGGATTGAGTATGATTGAACCCTCGTCGAAGTTCAGTGCCTTCCGTCCGTTTAGGAACCCCTCTTTCTCGATGGTCTCTATGTTGCCGTCTCCGTCCTTTATCTCCTCGAAGCCACCTATCAGACCAGCATCGGTCCCTGTGGTGTACAAGTCAGTTGGGATGCCGATGTCCTTCAGGATGTCACCTATAAATTCCCAAGCGATTGACTTCCCCGTCCTACTAGACTGAATCCAGAAAGCGTGGACTCTCGGGTCCAAGTGGGATGTGCCCCAAGGTATTCTGATGTAGGGCACTGCCAATTGACCCTGAATGAAGAAGAAGGACAGCATACCGGGTATGTCATTGTCTATCGATGTTTTACCAAAGTGTTCCAGATACCCTTTGAATATAGGATGCTTGTTGACTATCTCGTATTGTTCCGCTCTCTTCATAACTGACCCGAAATCTGGTCAGTATATTATAATTCCTATTTTTCTAATGTTTAATCTATACGTTTAAACTTGTTTGCCTCAACGTGAACAGGGGTTTCGCTGGTCAGAACCTCAATGACCTTCTTTCTACCCTTCTCACCTAGACCCTTGACCATCTTCAGGGATTCAGGGAAGCACATCTCCTCTATCGAGCCACACTCAGAGAGGAGTTTACTCGCCATTTGTCCCCCGATACCGGGGATTGTCAACAACATGTCCTTCCTTACGTCGTTAGTGCTGACTCTTCTTATTGCCTTAGCGCCATGTGCTGATGCGGGCTTGTGCAACTTGTTGTGTAGTTTCACTATGAAGAGTGCTGCCTCGCTTAGATTGGGTGTGAAAAACACTTGACAGTCGAAGTCACTCATGATGCGTGCTATTGTTCCTATGAGTTCGTTCTGCACTCTAGTGTATGTGAGTTTCTTACCGTTGTTCTTGCTCATGGCGATGTACTTGTCTATACCACCGTGTATCAGGAGGAAGAACCTCTCATAGTTCGCATCCATGTTGTCCAATTGCCTCCACAGATGACCGCTGTGACTTGATTGAAATAAATCACTGATTGACTTTGCCTCGACGCAGGCGTTGCCTAATAGATAGTCACCAACGACCAGTGTTTTCTTCTGCACACTCAGTCCCACTGACTCGGCCTTTCTTATGACAGAGTCATGAAGGGGGCCTCTTTCATTCGTATCTATGGTCAAATCAGCCATTTGTCATCCTCCAATGTATTCCGCAGTAATCCCCTGATTTGTGTGACTTTCTGAACTTGCACCTGTTCCCATCCTTTTTGATGTATATGCATCTATTGTGATTTTTTACCTTTCTTACACAGATATGACACAGTTGTGTGAAATTATTCTTCTTCTTGTTATTGTTCCTTGATGTTAGTCTTTGACCGCAGTCTGCACACTTGTTCAGGAGACCACCTCAGCGGTGCCGTCATAGAACTCGCACTTACCCACGCACAGTCCTTCTTGCATGAGTGTCAGACAATTAGCATGCTTATATCCACTGTGGCCATTGCTACCCATCACTATGCTGGTTACTTGGGTTGTGGTGATATCCTCGTTCCAATCAACCCAACCTTGTTGACTGAGTATGTTCACTATCTGTAGAACGTGTTCTTGTTTCTTGTCCAAGGGTACGCTCTCTGGGGGGAAGAACCACCTCATCCTATCTGCCAGATACGTTGCCAAATGAAATCTGGCCCTGTGAATTGGATTGCCCTCACCGAGTGCCGCTTGTGCAAGGCATGGAAGGACTTTGATATTGTTCAGGGATATGGTTGGTAGGTTCTTGACCTCCGTTGACCTCTTGAATACAGATGGCCTTTTCTCTGGTAACACCATGTTGATGTCTTTACTGCCTATCTGTATGTAACCCTCCCTCGGCTCTTGAGCGACATCAAGTAACTCGTCATGTGATAGTGAAAGTATCTCATCACTGGTTAGTGGTATGCTCCAGCAGCCTCTTCTGGTGTTGTAGGAGTTAGGCAGTCTAATCATACCTGCTAAGTCAAAGGCAACGGTAGGGTCGTTGCATGAGAGATTGAGTTTCTTGTCCCAGTTGCTTATGAGATTCCTACCTGCCTGCTTGATTCTAGTTACCTCCAAGCCATCCACGGGCATGAATGTCTCAGAGAGGGGGACATAGATGTGATAACCGCCACCGCTGAACCAGACGTAATGCCTGAAGTCGTTGTCGAGGAAGTGCCTGTGTAATCTTCTGACCTGTTCTTGCATGAAAGAGAAATCGACCTTCTGCCCCCTGTTCTTGAAGTCCTTGCAATCGAAGTCCATTACGAAGTGTCTGACAATGGCACTGTTATACTCTACTCTGTGGTGCTTGGGTGGAGCGGTTCTTCTGTATCCGTATGCAGTGAAATAGGCGTTGCCTCTGCCGTTCTTACCTCTCCAATATCTTTCCAAGTCATCCCAACTACGGACGATGTACCTGCCACCGTTTCTTCCGTTGTCGCCTATCTCTAGTACCTCTCTTGGAAAATCCAAGTCTATGAAAGCCATGAGCCCTCATCCCTGAATATTTTTCTTTACAAAATCTTGACGTAGTTCCAGAGCCATCTTGTCGACTGACCATTCATTCAGGAACCTCGGATTGACAAAGACATCAAAGACAAGGTAGGACGGTATGCCATCATCCTCATCATTGTACCCATTCAAGGTCATTTGAGTAGTTAGGCTCGTCTCATACGGGACTCTACTACCCAACAGACCTTTGAACAGGTTAACCTGAATCTGTTCATCCACGGCGTTCAATACATATTCATCTAACAATCTTTTTATTTCTCTCATTTTCTCTTTCATACTTACACCTCTACAGTAATATCATTCCACGCAGGACACATGTCCATGTAATCACACCACTCACACTTCCTCGCGTGTGGTTCTGGTGGAAATGAATCTTCTATATGTGATTTGACCAGTTTCTTCAGTTTGTTCTCAACAGTCTTCGGTGCGTATCTGGTCTTCCTCGTACCGATTTCCTCTATTTCCCACTCTGCCTTCACCCCTCCGTTGTTCTGACCGTTTGGGAACTCCCATGCCCAGTGCGTCACTGGAAGGAACTTTGTGAACTGACCCTCCTCAAGAGCAAGCCTGTAGAACTGCATCTCCTCCCTCATGCTCTTAGCCTTCTTGAGATTCCATTTACCAGTCTTCAACTCCATGAGGACAAACCCGCCCTCGCCGTCCGAGAAGATGGTATCGATGAAGCCCCTCATGTGTATAGGCACACTGACGCCATCAACCTCCACCTCTCTACGGGCATGGAACGATACCTCATTGCCTACTGGTTTCCAGTCCTTGCCTTCATCAAGTAGAAGCAGTCTTTTGAATTGCCACTCCAACCATTGCTCAATCACTGCCTCCTCCCCGTATGCATAGGGCTCGGGAGGTTTTGGCACCACACTCCTGAGTAGTTCCATGGCGGCGTATTGATTGTCTTTTTCTATGTGACTTAGAACCTCAGGCATCACTTCATCGACATGGTCCCAGAAGTATTCTACTATCGCGTGCACGTTCGTGCCCCGAACCATGGTGTAATTTTCCTCGACCGGCATCTGGTGTATGTATTGCAACTTGTACTGATACTGACAGAAGCCGTGTGTGCCCAATGATGACTTACTCACCCTGAGAATCTTATCCATATCAGGCGTCCAAGCGTAAGTGCTGTTCTCGTATGACTTCAGCAGTTCCTCGTCATGGTACTCCTTGTTCTCGAAGAAGGCGGTATCGTTGGGATTGAACTTCAATTCTCTTCCTCCATCTCTCTTAACTTGGCCTCGACGTATTCTCTTCTGATGCTTTTCAGTTCCAACCTCTCCCTCTCAGCCTCGATTAGTTTCTGTAGGTACACGGCCAAATCCATGGCCTCCTCTTGGGCATGTATGAGCCACTCTAGTTGTGATAAGGGAGCGGTTTCCATTGTGACGCCGTACTTCCTCTTACCGACTTCCGCTCTTTGTTGTATCCTCTTACACACTTCATCCTCTATCCTACTCATAATATCACCAATGACTCTTGGGCATCTTGGCCCCACATGCCTCATCGAGAGACTTCCAACCCAGAGTGTCGTAGACCCTCTTTATCTTGGCCTTGATGAACTTGTCAACAATCAATCCGTAATCAACTGAGAAGCCCTCTAACTCAATCGGGTTTCTGAACGCTGCCACTTCTGTGTAAGGTAGGTTCTCTGGTGCCTCGGACACATACAACCACCTGATACTGTCCCCCACCCTTACCGGGTCTATCGGGTCCATATGCTCATTGTAGTATCTGGCTGCTCTGACTGATAGTGGTGGTGTGTTCTTGTAGGTCTCCTTGCCAATCCTACCATATGGGGCAAGACTTTCGATGCCCCACTCACCACTAAGCACGGATGTGGAGATGTCTCTGATTGCATCAGTCACCTCTTTCTCCTCTGCTCCAGTGCCTACTTGCCTGAATAGAATCTCAGAAACCTCCTTTGTGAGTGGTGATACGCTAGAGGCCTTGTATGCGAACCCTGTGACCTTCATGGTCCCCTTCTTACTCTCTGGCCAAGTGATGATACCAAAGTTCCTGTTCTTTACATCAGCCGTGGTCCAGTAGTCAAAGTAAGCCTCGAACTCTATGTTCATCCCCGGTAGATTTAGGGTAGATTGAATCTTGTCGTTTAGTTTGTCCACAAGGTCATCAACCTCATCAAACGGGCACTGTATGTATCCAGAGTCAGTATGGCCTGCAAGAGCCTTGTAGCCAAGCACCTCGCTCTCAGACAGGAGCATGTTGATGCATCTCCTACCATAGTATGTGATTGTGGCACCGATGTCTGGGTCTATCCACCCACCACCCACAGCCTTCTGTGAGACGTATCCATAGCAGGCGTTGCTGTTAACTTTCACGGCGAGTTGTAGCATGTTGTACTTGAACTTAGTATCCTCATCCTCAGCCTCGTTCATCTTGCGCTTGTACTTCTTTCTGAGGTCCATCATCTCACTGATGAGCGACGGTAGGACTCCCGTCTTCTCTTGATTCCAGTGTGTCCCGTTCTCAACCGTTCTAATGCCGTTACCGCCTTTACTCTCCTTGGTGGTTAGGCAAAGGTTGCCATCCACTATGATTTGCGGATACATGGCAGCAAAGTCAATACAGGCGACACCCGCCCATCTACCGGCTTTTGGCTCAGGCACATGTGCTGCCGTCATCTCCTCCCTCTTTCTATTGAATAGTGATAGGCCCTTCAAGTCGGTTCTCCGACCTATGAGCCCTCGAATGTAATTGGACACGTTGTGCGTCGATTGGAATCGCACACCGCAGAACTTCTGCATGGTGGTGAAGAAAGGTATGGCGTTCACCTTTTCCGTGCATCTTCTGAGGAGAGTGGTGTCACGCACACAGTAATCGACAAACTCATCGAAGTTCTCGACCCACCATGTGCGGACGTCCGCATCCATCTTCTCTCCTTGTTCCCCGAACTCATCTGTTAGTTTCAGGTCCGTTGCTATGTCAGCGAGTTTACGACTCTTGAACTGACCATTGCCACTCTTCTGCCACAGGGACTCAAGACCCGTCCCTGTCCCCCATCTAGCAGCAGTGTCAAAGCACAACCTACCTAGAATGGGCTGTGCTGTCTCTTTGTATCCATCCTTTCTAGGTCGGATGACCTCTCCTATGGGACTCAACCTGTCAGCCTTAGCACCTAGCCTCTTGACCAGTTGAGGCAAGTCGGCCCACATGATTGCGTGAGCGATGAGCATGTCGGGGTCACATTTCTCTAGATGCTGTAGGAATGCCTCATGCATGTCATCCTCATTCGTGTGCATGTATAGCATATAGCCACCCTCTTTATCGATGAAATCCATGCTGTCGCCCTCAACCTCAAGATTCCAAGCGAATACCACGGGGTGCTCTGCGTGTGTGTCGTCTATCGCTATCATGGTAGTAGCACCCTCGCATGGCTCATTGGGTTGCCACTCCATGTCGAAGTACCATATCCTTGGCTCTAGGAGCGGGTAGTCCCTGCTGTCTGGGTACTTATGCTTCAACCACTGGTCTGGATATGATATGTCGGCTTCGTATGTTCTCAACTCATCTTTTATCTCCCATAGATGTGATGGGTTGCTTACTTCTAACTTGAACAGGGTGTTTCCGTCATTGCCTACAGCCTTGATGTCCCTATGAAACACAGCACCGGGATATCTCGCTGATATTCTAGCGAGTTTCCTCTCGGGTGTGTAATCAGGCACCCAACAATGCGGGGCGATATAATCCGGGTCTTTAGGGTCCAAAGTGTGTACAAATAGACCACCTGTTGCGCTTCGTGTTCTCACGTACAGATGTGGTTTACTGAAACCATCCCAGCCGTCTGGATAGAAGTAGTCTACAATCATCGAATCACTCCTGTTGGTCAATGATGATTAGTAGTCTCTCTTCGTTACTGCCCTCCTGCTCAACAACCAGCCCGGTCGCTTGACCGAAATGTACCTTCGCTGGTGAAGGAGATACCAGACCTAAGCATGGCATCAACCACGGGCCGAAGTTTGAGTAAACAGAATGGACAGGGCCTTCACTATCATCAAGCACGCTTGTAGCGAATATCTTGACGTCATGCTCCTTGCCGACTGCCACTGATATTTCACCTGCGTCTGCGTTGGCTGTAATCTTGAAGTCAGAGTTGTTTGCTATCAATCTCTTTAACGAAGAGATGCTGTTGAAGTCCTTGAGATTCGTCACACCATGCACGTCGTAATTGTCCACGCCAAATGAGCGCCAGTTGTCGGACTCCGCATTCTTGACAAGTTTGTTGAAGTTAGGTAACATCTGCGTGCTCTTGCAGTCTGTTATGGGCAAATTCATCTTCAGATTCCCACATGAGACGTAAAGTGTCTTTCCGTTTGACATCTGCTTCAGTTTCACCTGTCCCTTGCACTTCTTGACGAATGCAACTAACTTGTCCAAATCGGAGATGATGATTGAGCCTGCCTTCTCTATTCCAGATGACAGGGTCTTCTTCACCCTAAGATAGTGAGTCTGATAGCCCACAGCGTAAGTCATGACTTGTGTGTCTTCACTCAGGTCCAGCCTGAGGTCATTGATGTTCTGAGGGAACTGGCCTATGTGGCTCAGCAACTCATCCTTGTCTAGAACCAGTGTGGGCATGTTTAGAACTCCAAATGATATTCCACGTTGCCTTTGCTGTCCTTGACCAAGTCATATGATACATATCCAGAAGAGCCACATATCTTGCACTCCACTTCAAAGGACACGAATCCACCAACATCATCTAACTCCTCTAGTTTGATGACGGTGAAACCCTCGTTATGGTCACAGTTGACGTCACCATCGAGGTATGCGTGGTCGGCTGCTGTCATTCCCGGTGGGTAGTTGTCCACTTGAATCACCTAGAGGCTCTGTAGTTCAGGCAGGCCGAACCATGTTGGCTTCTTACCCTGCTCTGTTCTCAGTATGACGTTCTTCTGCCCCTGTAGGGCAGCGTCAGTCTTGCTCTTCTCAAACGTGGCTGTGTACTCAGAGAGAGTCACGTTGCCATCATCGTCGTAGGTATCTGTTCTATCGCACTTGATGATTTGATAGAGATAGTTATTGCTTGCCTTCTCCCAAGCAGGTCGCCACTTGGCGTTCTGCTCGTTGTTGCTGCTGTAGTTGGTCATCTTGAGATGGGTCTCCCAGAATACCCTCACGCCCCTCTTGACCAGACCCCTGCATAGCGCAGTCATCTGATGGAAACGTGTGGTCCTGATAGCCCAGTCCCACTGGTACTCGACTCTCCTGCCTGTACCAGCGCCTCTATTATCAGCGGCATCTATGCCGTCCTTGGCTAGACCGAGGTCAGCGATGCGCATGCAATTGGTTGCTACGCTGTCCCATAGGTCAACACCAGTGACCAATACGCCCCAGTATTGGTCGTACTCACTCAGGGTGTATTGTAGGATTGACATGACCCTATCGTGTGTCGCTGGGTAGTCGTATGCAGTTCTATCACCAGTCTGCATGACCCAAGGGTCCCAGCACCTGATGTGCTTGTTGTCAGGATAGAATGCCGACTTAGTAGCGGCACCACCACCATCGAAGTCAAGCACCGCAAGATGCTTGGGCTTCTCAGTATCATCGCAATACTTCTGGAAGAAGTCAAGCACTATGCCTGACTTGCCTGTGTTCTCATGCCCTATGACACCCATGAAGATGTGAGTCTTGGGGCCACCTTGGTTCTGTAGTTCCTCGAACTCTGCCTTCAGCGCAGCGAATGCACCGGAGTCAGTTCTCTTAGTGACAGGAGTGGAGGCCAATTCCTCAGCCTCCTCCTCCTTCACTTGCATCTCTTTGGCCTTACCAAAGCCTGCCATCACGTCTCCCTTCCTTGTGGCTCCCCGTCTTGTGCTGGTTGTTGCACTAGGTTCAGTTCGTTCATGTCCCTCTGTAACTGGGACGAGGCATTGATGACTGTGTTTGCAAAGTTCTCCAAGAGTCTTATGGACACGAGCCTGTTGTTTGACTGGGCCTGAACTGCTTTCGCTTGTTCAAGGAGGTCATCGTAGGCTTTGCTCAATGCTTCGTTTTTTATTACGGTCTCTGTTAGTTCTTCTTCCAATTGTTTCTTTGTCTTCTTATCTACCATTCTTCCACCTCACATAAATTGCTCTGAGCCAGTGTTGCCACCACGCTGTCCCCTTCTGGAACGGCGAGCGCTTGCATACACTCCCATCGCCTTGATGTTTGGAATCATCTCTCCGTCTCTGGATGACATGGCCAACCTACCGCACACGAGCACAGGGCTCCTCTCTGCGTATGGCCATCTCTCTCCATCGTCCTCCTCAAACGTGAACGGGTGTGAAAGGTCATTGCAGGCACCTGATATCCAACAGGTGACGTCACTGCCAATGCCAGTCCCGTGTATGTTCTGTAGCCTAGATGATGTCAGGGACAGGGAGTAAGACACACCGCTCTCGTCATACTCACTATCTCGTCCCTCGGGTTGCATCCTGTTCACGACTCCCTTGGTTATCACGATAGGGCCAATCTTGCCCTGTCTACCATCGGAGCCCTCGAACGTTCT